TGCTGGAGTCCTGGCGTGGGGTTGCTGATCCGGGTGGCCTGGCGAATCGTGGCGATCAGGCGGCGCTGCGGGGCACAGACGGCGAGATACGCCAGCAGACGATCGGTGTGCACGTCGAGAAGGGGCAGCGTGGTGGGATCGCGTTGGGCTAATAAGAGTACCAGATAGGCCCGCGAGCGGTACAGACTGGCGTTAAAGACCGGGATCGGACTAGAATGCGGGGCGGCCATGGCAACCTCCTCTACAGGTTGGTGTGGTGGGCCATGGCAGTGTGTCTGCGCTGGCATGGCCCGGCTTGAGATGGGGGCTGGTTATTCTGGGGGCGGTGACAAGCGGGCCACATGGTCCGCCACTTGCCACAGCTCCGAGAGTCCCTCTATCGTCTCATATCCTTCAATCCAATTTTTCACAGCTAGCAGTGCCGTGCCACCAGCGGCTGTTTGGCAGCGCTTGGCCTGGTCAATCAGCCGCTGGCGCATGAGCGCCCAATCAGGCGAATGCGTCATGGCACGACGCATGTTTGCAATCTCTTCTGCTGTAAGCATGTAAGGCATAAGAATTCCTTCGGTGTCGCGTGTGGTGGGCCTCGCTCGTGGGCTCGCACGGGGGAGGCCCGGCTTCTAGGCTGTAGGCGGCTCGATCTCGGCGCGGCGTCTACGCCAGTCGACCATGGCGGCTCGACTGGCAAACGGGTACGGGGATGGGGTATCGTCGTGCGGCCAGTGCGGCGCCTCTTCCACGCTCACCCCCTCCAGCACATCGTCTGCCTGCTGCAGCAGCGCGGCCACGCCGGGGTACTTATGAAGCCAGGCGGCCATCACGGCCCCTCCCCGGCTGGCGCCTCGGGGACGTGCGGCGTCATCAGGGCCGCGAGTTCCGCCTTGGTCGGCACGCGCGTAGGAAAGAGGCGACGGACCAGCCCTCCCCAGCATATGTTGTTGCAGACGGTATGCCCCGCATGCTGGGGCACAAACGATTTCCCGCACCCTTTACAGATCCTGGGGTCCATCACTGCCTCCTGGCGTCCCGGCCTGCGCCATAAAATCTGGATTGAAGGGGCACATCTCCCCATCGGCGATAAACGACTGGAGATGGGCGAGCACCGCCTGAAAGGCAGCCTGCATCGTCGCAAAGGGGACGTCGTGCCGTGTATGCGCCCACATGGAGCATTGCCCATCAGGAAAGACATCAAATTCCAGGGCGAGTGTGGGCTCGCCTTTCGTGCGGTACATCATGCTCCGTTGCCGATTCGTGAACACCGGACTACTCATGCGTCACTCCCGTCCGTCCGCACCCCCAGCGCGGTGGGGGTTTTGGTACGTTTTCTGGCATGCGCCCTCACAACACGCGCTAGCCAGACAAGATAGTCCCCTGTCAGGTGCGCAGGCGCATCAAGGACGACATAGACTATCATCGTTTGTTCTTCAAGGCCAACCGCCTTTTCCCATCGCTCGTCATCGCCCCAGTAGTCTTGCGCAATGGTCGAGGCGGCGGTGACACCATCTATGGCTACAAGGCTCAGCGTCCCCGTGCAGCATCACAGCGCATCCTCTACAGGTGTCTTGGGGATCACGACGAGTTGCCAGTAGCGCACCGCTGGCCTCGACTCGCGCCACTCAGTTTGTTCGTGGTACTGCGAGATATGATCGTAGCGTCCCAACCACACCTCGGTGCCGTCTGAGAACCAGCACAGGGCATTGTGGGGGGGCACTTCTTTGCTGCGGACGTGCCATGCGTCACTCATCCCTACTCCTCGGCGGGCGCTTCGGGAGCGCGTGGTACTGGTTCTTCCTCGTCCGTAAAAACAAGCACAAGCTGTGTGCCTGTCGCGACCTCCGTGGCCATCCATCCCAGCGTCCCGAGGGACACCGATAACACACAGTCTTGCCCATCGGTCGTCATGATGCGCTCCCCTTCGTGGTATCCGCCTTCAAACCAGGTCATCCCCCACCTCCGTCCGCCCGCACCCCCACCGCGCCGGGGGGCCTACCAGGCACAATGATCTTTCCCATAGATTCTCCCTCACTCCAAAACTAGACCGTTTTAGCTTCATCTTCCCCGCAATAGAAACACTGCGCAACGTGCGGCGCATAACACCGCGCACAGCCGGGGCATTGCCAGCCCCTGCGGACAGGAGGGGGCACACACCGCGCGCAGTGACACGGCGGCACAGGTGCCTCAGGATGCAGCCACGCCCAGACCTTGCGCAGGCTATGGCCTTCCCGCAGCGCTTCGCCCCGTTCGATCCGCGCCAGGACCGAAAAGCTCACCCCGACGACCGGGGCCAGGCTGCGCAGGCTATGGCCTAACGCGAGGCGCTGGGCATGGAGCGCCGCGCCTACATGCAATGGGCGCGGGGGGCTGTCTGCCATCGCGACGTCTCCCCCTGCTGCCCGTGCCCCCAGAGCGCCAGGCGGGCCAGGGCTAACCATTGGGCACCTGTTTACATCGCCAGTGCCCGCTTTTCCATTGCCAGAGTTCAAAGACAAAACAGCCATAGATCCGTGCCGCAAACTTGGTCTTTTCCCAGTCCTTGGGCCGGATCAACGCGCCTTTGACTTCAACGAAAATCAAGGCCCCTTGCGCATTCCAGACAAGAAAATCAGGGGTATAGGACGTTTTAGCCGCGAGGTAGAGGCCCTTGCATGGGCTATACCACCAGTCTTTGATCTTCCCCTCATGCTTTAGTGGCTCAGCAATCTCCTCCGCCCATCGCCGCTCGGTCTTGCTCTGGTAGCGGTCGAGTGCGTCAGGAAGGCTCCTAGGAGCCTCTAGGAGGGCTGTTGCCTGCTGCCCTGTCTCTTTGCCTTGCCTGGGTGCCCGCGTGTCTTCCTGGGCCTGCTGGGCGCCTTGCCTGGCCAGATACGCCGCATACTCCTCGTCTGTCCATCGCAGCCCTGGCATTACTCTCCCCTCTCCCGTAGCCACGCCAGCCAGGCGCGGCAATCATGACACAGCGTCCACAGGCCCTGGGTGCGGCCCGGGTGGGTGATCACGACGCCAGCCCATCTTCTCGCCCACTCACAGCACCAATCACAGCGGCGGCGCATCACACACCCTCCTCTGCCAGCAGGAACGCTTCCTGCTCCTGAAAACGCCCCAAGTAGTAGCGCCCTTCCGTGGGCACAAGGGCGATATCGTGCAAGGCGGTCACAAGCTGCTGTCCGAGACGCTCATTCCCTATGCAGCGCCCTGGCAGCCAGGCGCAGAGCGTGTTGATACTGGGCGCACTCAGCCAGGCGCAGGGCACGCCGGCGTCATTCAGGAGGAGCAGCAGGTAGCGGGTGGTCATGGCGTCGTGTCCTGGGAGGGCAGCAGCACCTGTTTGGCCAGTGTGAGCAATCGCTGCCGATCTGCGAACCCACTGAGCCCCCCGTTAATGCGGCGGGTCAAGGTTCTTTGATCATCCTGATCGGCCCACTGATTGAGCTGGTGCGTCTCCCAGAACCAGCAGGCCACGTCGACCGCTAGGTGCGGATCGCGCGCCACGAGCGCCCAGGCGCCGTCTTTGGTCAGATCCACGCCGATCGCTCTGCCATAGGCGGCGTAGTTGGCACGCCCGGTGAGCTGTATCAGCCCCCTGCCCTTAAACCGCTTGCCATCCCCCGGCTGCGTATTGCCGAGGTCCGTGCGGCCTTCATACGCCTCGCCGCTGGCGAGTTCTTCCGTGTAGCGCAGTTCGCCGGACTCGTGGCCTACCTGCGCTAAAAAGTGACAGTGCCGCAGCAGCGTATTAATCTCGCGGGCGGCCATGCGCTGGACGAGGTGGGGATGGTACAGGGCGATGTGCGCCGCGGTGGCGTGGTGGTAAATGCGGGAGAGCTGGTCTGTGGTCATGCCGGCGTCTCCTTGCACAGCGGTTTGACCTTCGCCGCCAGCCGCTGCGCCGCGTCGGGATGGTACAGCACCCACACCTCAACCAGCCGCTGCCAGGCCAACCACGAAAGAAGAACCGTATCGGTGAGGACGGGCTGGTCCTCCTCGTCCAGCGCGGTCAAGGAGCGCACCAGGGAGAGCCCCTCGGGGATCAGGAGGGCATCAAGCTGCCATGCCACGGTGCGCTCTAACGGCCAAGAGTCGTCCGTTGCGGCAGGCGGCTGCCCGTAGGCAGGCGGGTCGAGGGCACGGCCTTGTTCACTCATGGTGTGGCTTCTCCTGGATCGCGTTGATAATATCGTGAATGACGGGGTCCACGTCCCCCGTATAATGCTCTGCACAGGCCCACATCCCTTCCACCCCGACGGCGTTCATGCGATGGAGGACCACGCCTGGGGTATCCCCGCGCACGTGACAGATATGACAGTCAGCCATCGTGGCGCTCCTCCGCTGGGGTCTCCCAGGCCACCAGCGCCGTCCGGTGCACGCGCACGGGGCGGTCCTGCATCCAATTGCCCTGCGGTGTTGTCGAGATAATACTGTACCATTCCTCCACGCCTGCGCCGGCCTGCTCGATCCATTCCCGGCGGGTGATCCGGTAGACCTGTTGGCGCGTGGCCTGGATACTGGGTACATCAGAGCGCTCCACCCAGCGCACCTGCTGGCCTAAGGCGAAGGCAAAGGGCAACACGTCATGCATGAGATATCTCCTCCGCACTCGCCCGCTTGAGGGCCAGCAGGGCACGGTGGGTTTGCCAGGCCCAGGACGGCGGGGTCTGGGGCGTCGCGCAACAGAGGGCCAGCATCAGGCAGTACCGGATCATCGCCTGATGGTCGGTCTCCAGGGCCAGTGCCTCAGCGAGCGTGATGGTGTCTTCAGTGAGCGGATTCGTGGGCATGGCTCTCCCCTCCTTCTCCCGGCTGCACCCCGCGGTCGCTCCCGGAGAGCCCGTCTGGCCAGGCGCGTTCATGCTGTGCGAGATGGTGGGCCGCCAGGTCGGTAGACGTGAGAAACGTCGCCCCACAGCCGACCGTGGGACACGGCAGCGTGTGGAGGCCCGTGTGCGCGGTATAGGCCGGGCGCACACAGGTGCAGCGGCGATGGGTGGGCAGGCCGCAGACGTACTGCGGGGTACTGAGGTCGGCCTCTCGGAGCAGGGCGGGGGCGTGCGTGCCGTTGGGGGGCAACACATGAGGCATACGGTTCCTCCCTTTTAGTCTGGAAATTTCTTCGTCGGCCAGGCATCCATCAGGTCCGCCAGCGCCTGGGCTTCGGCAATCTTCGCGGGGCCTGCGCCGTGCTCCTGCGCCAGGGTCGCCCAGCGCCGCACCAGGGACGCGGCGAGGGCGTCCTGGGCCCGCAACACAAAAATCGGCTCGTCGTCGCCCACTTTGGCTAAACAGGTATCGGTCGCTTTATAGCCCACTGATGGTCTCCTTCTTTGTGGCCAGTCCCAGCAGCGCCATGGCCTCCTGGATGTGCGCGACGGTCACGCCGTCCGGGGGGCGATACCGGCCATAGAAGGCCGTGCGGAGGGCGTCCCAGGCGTCGCGTGCCTGCTGCCTGGCCGCGTGCTGTGCCGTCTGCTGAGCGCACGCATCGGGGCTCAGGTAAAAATGCCCACTCAATTGCCCGAGCGTGTCTTTGATCGTGAACGTGTCCTTGTCGATAAAGCAGGGGTACCCACAATGCCCTGCCATTTGCAGCCAACGGCGGCCGACCACCTCAATAGGCCGCCAGCTCGGCGCTCCATGCACGGGCACAAACCAGAGCGGTTGCCCCACGGTAAACGTCCTCACTGCCACAGCTCCCCGTTACAGGTTCGCCTCAATCCAGTCGGCAATCTCGGTAAAGGATTGCCCGCTATCGTTCATCTCCATGAGCGTGGTTTGCTGCTGCCCATCCAGACCGATAGGGTGCGCCAGTTCAGGCGCGATCGCACTGCTCATGGTGAAACTTTTGGCGGCCGTATAGCCAAAGACTTCCGGGAACTCCCCGCTGGCTTCGTGGAGCGTCTGCCACTGCCAGGCTGGGAGTTGCTCACACAGCACGCCCAGGCAGCAGTATCCGTCTGTGGTATGGAGTTTGGATTTGATTTGTGGATACTGCCCAGACCGTAACGCCGTGAGCCACTGGGCTTTGATTGCTGGATCAAACATAGCCGTCCTCCTCATTGCCATTCTCTTGCGCCTAATGAGACATCCTTGCCACATTTCAACGCCTCACGTTGGACTTTCCCGAGGCTGATCCATCGCACGGCGCGCACGACAGTCACGGAAAGAATGAAGGTGCAGACCATAATCGTGAAAGCCAGGTCAGCACTCGTCATAGTCCGCATCCTTCAGAAACCACCCCGCCTGCGCCTCCAACACGGCATAGCGGTCCCGGTGGTCCCGGCACACCCAGCGCACATGCACCAGGAACTCCCCGGTCACGTCGTCCACCAGCTCGGTGAGGCGCTCCGTGCCCGGTGCGGGACAGCGGCCCAGGCGGCTATAGGTGCCATGGGTGCATTGGGTATCACGCATGCCTATATATACTCCTCCAAAGAGTGTTGCTTGCTGATATAGAGCGGATGGCGTGGGGAGCCCTGCTTCGTCCACCCCAGGCAGTACAGAGGCTTATCCGGACGATGCAGCGCAAAGAGCCGGAGGACGTCCTGATCCCGGTTGTGGTAGACGTGCCCGCCCCACGCTACGACCACAGTATGTGCGGTAAGCCCCGCCAGGAGTTCGCCATCATTGCGGGGATGGCCTATTGGATCAACGGCCTGCGCTAACGCCTTCGGGTCGGTCGCCCGATAGGCAAAGAGGTTACGGATACTCAGCGTCGAGTAGCCCCAGTCCCGCGCAAAGCCCATGCACCGGCGGATGGTCGGATCGTCCATGGTGGCATCAGCGGTCGAGGGGTTGAGCATGATGAAGCAGACTACCCGTCCATCCCCATGGTGGGGGAAGTGGCGGCGCAACCACCACCGATACTGGCCACAGGGACTGATTTCCGCGCTGCGTTTGACGTCAATCCACATACCTCTCCCCCTTCTGCCGGCTGCACCCCCCCCCGGTCGCTCCCGGAGCGTATGCCGTGCGTCCATTGCGCTGTGCGTGTCATCGTCGTTGCTCTGGTTCCTGCCCTTTCTGCGCACGAAGGGCGAGTTGGTTTGCCACATCCACCACCGCGGTGGCATGGCGTTTGCACAGGGGTCCCAGACGGCCGCCGTGCGCATTCACGGCCCAAAACGTACCGACCCTGGCGCACGCCACGTCCCCGTTTGTCCCGATACACCGCTGCGGAAATTCGCGCTCAATCCAGGCGAGAGGCTGCGCACTCATCCCCACGTTTCCTCCTCTCCAAGCGCCGCCAGACAGTCCCCGCAGCTCACCTGGGCGCGGTCTCGGGTGACGCGGAGCCTCACGGCCGCGCGGCCACACCGCGTCAGGCGCTTAAGGCGCACGCCATCCTGTCGCGTCGCCCCAGCGACCCAGCGCCGGCCGAGGAGCCAGTGCTGGGCATCATCGCGGGCGCTGCCCAGCGTCATCCGGTCCCGCCCCACCAGCAGCGAGCGCATGGCGGGCGTCCAGGCGGCGCGGTCAGTCGGCATGGGGCGTCTCCGCGCTGGGCGCCCGTCTGCCCCGGTAAAAATCCGCACGCGACACCTGGCGACGGTCGGGCAGGAGCACGCGCTGGCCTTCGAGCTTCAGGAGGGCCCCATGGTCGAATAGCGCCACATACTCCGCTTCCCAGGGCGGGGCGTCATCGCGCGTACAACAGACCCCTCCACCTATCCCACTCATGTTGCTGGCGTAAAACCTCAGGGCGCCATGAAAAGGAATCAGCGCTTGCTGGCCCTCCTGGCGCAGGCCACCCCGGTCGGTCAGAACATACCGGGACAAAAATTGGTCGGGCGTATCCTTGGTCTGAAACCACGTGCCCTCGGGGGGTCTCCAGCCATCAGGTAGCAGCAGATCACAGCGCAACTCATCAAAGAGGCTCATGGATGCGATCTCCTACTCGTCTACAGGCTCGTAAGTCTGGAGAAAAATAGCGCTTTTGCAGGGATATTTTTCTCCGGCTACCCCCGTGATGATGTAATCGCCTGGCGTGACGATATGGCCGCCTTCGAGCGTCTGAATCCATCCTTTACTTGAATCACGGTTGAGCTGTTGAATCCCTAGCCCATCAGGGCCGTTCTCCCATCCATGCCACTGAGTAGCGTCAACCACGACCGCCTTCTTGCGATACTTCGCCATCCTTTGGTCCTTTCCTGGAATAAATATTTTCATGCTTTCAGTCCCCCGCCCCGCCTCCCGAGGATGCCATCATCAATCCCCTAAAGAGTCGTGCGGGTTAGACACGACACTTTCACAGAGCAGTGGAGCACGCCGCAGCGCTGGCCACGGGGCGGGGGGAAAGAGTGATCGCCCTACACGGCAATAAAGAGTTGGGGCAGTCGCCTCAACCCCTGCCATTCCGCCTGCCACCAACTGACAATCTCCTCACGATACGGTTGCAGCACGGGGCGTTCGTCGCGACCGTAGGGGTCCGAGGCGTCCAGGATGGCCTGCGGTGTCGCCTCGTAGACGATATCCCGGTAGAGCCGCCCCTGATCGCACCAGAGCAGGTGGAGCCGCTCGCCACGATCAAAATGCAGCCGGCCGCTTGGGGTGAGATACTCGGGTTTCTCGCGGTCGTTCGCGTCCCACCAGTAATGGACATGCCCCCACGGCGTCCCGCGCAGGTGGAGCGGGGACGGGTCTTCCTCGTCCCACCAGCCGTTGGCGGCGTCCTCGATCAGGGTCCACCAGGAAAACAGGGGTCGCAGGGGGAGCTGGCGAAACATACCCATCGTCACTTGTTTCTTCCCGACTTTGAGCACCTGAATCTCTACCTGCACCGTTTGGACCGTTGCTTCTTTCATCATCAATGGTGACGGCATCCGGGCTCCTTCGTGCGTGCGTGCCGTTCTGCTGGGTGTGCCTGGCAGACATGCGGTGCCCCGAGCAGACAGGAGCGGCTCGGGGTATGCGGTTCGTACCAGCCCGCCTGTCCCGTGGTCCCGTGGTGCCAGGTGTGCACCAACACACATTGCCCGCACGCCGGGCAGGGCAGGAGGCAGGGCTGGGGCGGCACGTGCTCAGGTATTAGAATGCCCCCACATGTTGCGGCACGGTATATCCTGCCGTCTGGAGCCAAGCCGTAACCCCGATGACGGCTTGCGTCAGTTCACTGGCATCCTTTTTCACAATCTTCAACATGACGGGGTAGCCTTGCGGAGAGACCGCTTCAATGCTGGCTTCATACGGATTAGACAGCACGGCAAGGCCGCCGTCATGCAGTTTTAGCAAGGCATCACTCATCTGATAGCTCGCGTGATCATTTTGCGCTGCCACGCTTTCCAACCGGCTCTTGCAGGCGGCATAGGTCACGTCCAGAACCCGCTCCATGTTCTTATGGTGATCCAGAATCCAATGACTGAGCCGCTCTTGCAAGGCCGTACAGAAGCCCTGCAGGAGGGCCTCATGCTGGAGCACCAGCGGCGGGAGAGGGGCGGGCGCCGGGGGCTGTGCGGTGGGGGCTGCCGTACAGACAGGGCAATCCCTGGGGTCTTGCGGGGCTGTCAGGGTGGGATAGGGGCATCGATCCCCGCAGAGTATTTGCCCATGGCATCTTGCACAGGCATGGTAATGGGTCATGGCCTCCGGTGGCACGGGGGGGTCAAGAATATCGGGCGTGCCGTCGTCATAGGGCGGCACGGGGGGAGGGAGAGGCTGTTGTTCTGGTTGTTTGGCAGTCATGTCAGGCATCAATGCGTCTCCAAAAAGCGTAGCGTTATTCGGTGATCCAATCGAGGCGACTGGCCTCCTGCGTGGCCTGGCCCTGCGCTTCTCGATCAGCGTGTTGCTTCGCCCGACGTTCGGCTTTCCCGGCGTCAATGGCCGCTTCATACTGGGCCACCGGCAGTTTGAGAAAGCAGCCTTTGCCGATACTGACCCGGACAAAGCCATCCAGCCCGCGACTGATCAAGCCATTTTTCATACACGGCCTCCGGTCCCTGGGCGGGGCGTTCTCAGACGTCCCGCAGGAACGGTGTTAGAAAATGCCGCCCTGCTGCAACTGTTTGCGTTGCGCGGGGCTCGCATCCAGATACCGTTGCATGGCCTCCCGGAACTGGTGGAACGCCGCCGGCAGTTTTTCGTTGGGGAACACCAGGACATTGCCGGGGCGAAAGCCGCACGCCTGGGCCACCGTGAGGGCCTCATCAAAGGCCCCGAGAAATATGGCCAGCCAGCCCCCGGCGTCTTGGAGCGTCGTCAGCACTTCATGGACTTTCGGCGCGGTATACACCTGGCTTTCGTTATCCTGACCGTCTGTGTATACCATCAGGATATGCTGCCCGATGGGTTCAGCGGTGGTACAGAGGGTGCCGAGCGCATCATAAAGCGCCGTGCCGCCATACGTCGCCCGGTACGTCTCGGGATGCAGGTCCCGAGCCTCAGTGAGCGGGTGCAGCGTAGCCGCCTGGAGCGTGCTCCCGAAACACCGGGTATCACAGACGGCATAGCGGAGCTGCTGGCGCTGGAGATACCGCAGATACTGGTTATAGGCTTTCCGGAGGGCCTCCGCGTACTCCGCCATACTGCCGCTGGCATCCAGCAAGAAGTGAAACCGGAGGGCGTCCTGCTGCGCCTGGGCGAGATACTGGTGTTGTTTTGAGGCGTCCCAGGTCACCCCCTCGTTAGAACGGGATATCGTTGTGGACATCAGGCGTCTCCTGTATGGGCGCGAGATACCGGCGAATCGTCGCCATGGCATCGTTGAGTCGTTGAAAGTCTTGGCTCTGGCCGCCTAGGTCGGGGTGCCAGAGTTTCGCCAAAAACTTATAGGCCGCTTCACAGAGACCCAGGGGTGCGTTCGGCATGACCCGGAGCACCGTAAAGGCGTCCTGCAGGTCCGGCGGCATCGGGGGGACCGGAATCAGGATGCCTTCAACGGGGCCTGGCCTGGCGTCCCCCGCACGGCTATTGCGGTCATCCTGGATCGTGGCGCCATGCCGTTGCAAAAACGCAAGCAACTCGGTGGCGTAGAGCGCAGAAATCAGCCAGCGTTTCCGCTGGCCATCCCAGGCCCGGCCATCCCAGGGCAATTGCGTTTTGAAGGCGTCCAGGACCGGGGCGAAGTCCCCATACGGGGACTCCAGCACAATCCGGCCATCGGGGTCTTCCGTCAACCGACAGCGGAGCATAGGGCCTCCCCTTACCACGTCGGCTTGACGGCTGCTGCCGGCGGCGTCACCGTGCCACCACCCCACGTGCTCTGGGCAGGCGGGGTCTGCGGCGCGGGTGGCCGTGCGGGAGCAGCCGGGGTCCCGTTACTGGGTGGCCCTTGATACGGTTGCTGGGGGGCCGTGGCCGGTTGGCTGAAGGCTTGCGTCAGCAGCGGCAGCAGTTCTGGGGTCAGATACTGCCTTCCGTCTTCCCAGCGTTCGACGTCAATGATATTGGCGTAGTCGTCTTTGCGGCGCACTTTCACCCGGCACGGCAGCGGCATGAGCGGGTCGAGATTGACCCGTTCGCCGGGCTGGATCTGATGGCCCAGGAGTTCACAGGTCCAGACATAGGCTTTACTCGGTTGAAACTTGCCCCCTGGGCTAAATTTCTGCGACGTGGGCGCCGTTTGCCGTTCCGGCTTCTGGTGGGGAATCAGCGTGGGCACTTCCCAGACCAGGAACGCCCAGCGCCAGAGCCGGGGGGATTGCTCGTACATCTTCCAGGTGTCCGGGGTGGCCTCGTCGGTAATGGCCATGAGGAAGGCCGGGTGCCAGCCATCGGTTAAAGAAGATTTATCGTTGAGGCTTTGTGGAGTAAACGTCATTTCAGGCATCGTCGTGGGTCCTTTTGCTTGGGGTGTCGGAGCGTCGAAACTGCGTATTCATAGCTTCCCTCTGAAGCCATACAACCTGGAAAGATAATATCATAAAACATTATTTAATGTCAATTACAAATCATTACTGCCTTTCCCGCGATTACAGGAGAAGCACAAGGCCCAGAGATTGGCAGGGTCGTTACTTCCTCCTTTGCTCACCGGGGTAATATGATCGACCTCAAGACGAACATGCTCTCCATCACGGGGAGAGATTCCGCAGAGGCGGCAGCGGTAGCCATCGCGCTTGAGAATCTGAAAATGGAGGGAAGGGGGAAGGGGTAGGCGCGGCATACGTGGAGGAGGAAGGCTAAAGATTTCTTCGTTATTGTAAAGCAAGGTGCCCTCTTGAAGACTTTTTGCTGCGGCTTCTTGAAGCCCTGGAAGAATCCATTGCCAGATTTCATTTTTGAGCATTGCATCTAGCCATAGCCTGGGTATGGGGCCTGAAATCTCGACAATAGTAGCGACAAATTTTTGCAAAACATTGAGAGGGAGACAGGCGCGCATTTCTTGAAAAACCCGTTCCATCGTTGCGCGATGCTCTGGTGGACAATCCGTCCGTGCGAGCATTGTCCAACGTTCTTCCTCAGCTTCACTCCATCTTGTTTCCATGAGTTCTCCTTTGCTGTGTTTCAATTGTTTCACTTTTATTTTTTTCATCTGATACCGTTGCAACGTTTTTCTCTACGTCTGTGCCGATTTTTCCTCTCATTTCTCTTGTGTGCAAAATTTGTTTTGCACGATTCTCTATACCCCTGCAACGTTTGCAACGTTTGACTTGTAACGCTTGTGTTTTCAAAGAAATACAGACGTTGCAAGCAACGACGTAGAAAACGCCATAACGCTTTCTATTTCAAAGTAATACAAACGTTGCAAACCAAACGTTGCATGAAAAAACGTTGCAACGTTGCAACGTTTTTTCCGTTGCAGAAAGCGTGCAACGTGCAACGTTGCAGCCACATGATTTTTGTCGCCAACGTTGCGCAGCGCACGATGCAACGGCAAACGTTGCAAAAATTCCTGTGCAACGTATTTAGGTGTTATTGCCCTATCCAATAGTATTCCCCTCGCTTCGAGACGGCGACATCGCCGGCTTGTTCCGCACGGTACAAGATACTCCGGAGTGTACTTTTGGTTTGCTCGGTGGCTGGGAGCCCGAGACTGGTCATGATATCCACGACTTTCATGGGGTAACGTTTCGTGCGAAGTTCTTCGAGGGCTTTGGTTTTGATGGATTCGGCTCGCGTGGCGCCCAGGATCGCGTTCGCCCCTTTGTAGCCCCAGATCACCCGGTGCTGCGTTTCGTCAAAGGTCAACGTCAGGGCCAGTTCTTGGGAGGCGGCATCGCGCAGCGTGGTTTCCATGATAATGTCATCGCCTTCCCGGTGGACCATCAGGAGACTATGGACGATCGCCGCTTTGATATGACTTCCGGCAAGCTGGTCCACGACACTCACATCCTCTTTGCTGCGTTTTCGCATATGTTCTGGGGCAAAGATGGCCACTTTGTTCTTGGACGCCATTTCCGCCAAAGGCCAGAGCAAGTCCAGCGTGGCTGACGCGAGATCGTCTTGACGTCCTAAACGGTAGAGATACGAGAGCGGATCAATAATGATGAGCCGGGGCTGATAATGGTCAATAATTTGCTCAAGCTGGTTTTGGAGCCCATTTTTGAACGTCGGGAGGGCCATCATGCCTGAAAAAAAGATGAGGGGGTTGGGGTTTGTATCGGGCTGATACTGAGGACGTAATTGATGCAACCGGTTCCGCAGTTGCATCGCCGGGGCTTCCAGCCCAAAGAAGACGACAGGGCCGTGATCTTCCACCGGGAAGGCCTCACACCAATCCCCTTCCCCAACCGTGGCCAACGCTAACGAGAGAGAGAAATACGATTTGTAGGATTTGGCAGGCGCGGCAAGAATCGTCAGGCCATCAGGTACGAGCTTTTCTACTAGAAACCGGGGCGGGATCATCATGGTTTTGAGCAGGTCATTGGCCGGGATCGCCTTGGAAAAGTCAAACACGGTCCCCCATTGGCCTTCCGTACCATGAGAGGAACCGTTTTGGGATGGAGATGGAAAAACCGGCACATGGTCTATACGTTGAACACTATTCATAGTCGGGCGGATATACCGTGCCGTACTTGCGGCAATGCGTTCAACTTCCTGCTGGGACAGTGGAGGTTGGCAGCATTGCTGATTAAGGACGAGTAATGCGGCGGTAATGGCATCACGCCGAAAACCTAGATGCGCCATAGCGGCCCCACGGGCGGCCAGAGTTGCGTTCCGACTGCCTTCCAGGATAGGTGTTTCCGCCGCTAATGGTGCTGTGTGAGACGGAGAGGCTTTTGGTGTCGAGGCGCCTACAAGGTGCTGCAACCAATCAGGAGCAGGTTGCGTCGTGATATCATCTGGTCCGTCGACCAGATCCCAGCAGTACGGTTTCCCTGTGGTCGGATGAATGGAGGGCGGCAAAATGATATAGCCCCCCTCGGCAATGATATCCAGCCCAGCGTATTCTGGACGCCCTTTCCAGGCTTGATGGGTAATTGTATGGCCGGCATCATCCCAGACAAAATGACAGCCACCACCGCCGCTATGGCTGAGCAGGGTATGGGGCAACAGGCCATAGCGGCGTTCCAATTCAAAGAGCGTATCGTCGCCCCCGTTCCGGGGATCTTCATCCAGCGCCCAGCGTCCATGCCCCATCGGACTGCCAATATTGGCGTCCGGGTATTGACGCCACCAGGCGTCAATCGTCCAGGGCTCGTCACTGGCATCATGAAAGCCATGGGGCGTCAACGGCGCTTTGCCCCGACACGGAAAGACCGGCCAGCCATGATGGGCATACCATTGTGCCCACTCATGTAACGGGGCATGGATGTCGGGGGTTACGGCTGGCAACATGCGCGGTCCTTTTGCATTTTCTGCTGTTATTTGCTATAACTTAACGCTAAATAGCATTATATATATGATGTTTTTTGATGTCAAGAAATATACCAAGCAATTACTTGACTAATAAGGAGTTGCCACCGATGCCACGGCCAAAAACACCAGCGGCTGACTACGAACGCTTCGTGTTGCGTGTCCCTCAGCGGTTAATGGCCGTGATTCGTGAACAGGCGGAAACATTAGGGCGTCCCATTAATACGCATCTTGTGCGCCTTCTCGAAAAGGCGGTCGCGCGTGATATCTCTACGCCAAAAAAGAGAAAGGTAGCGAAGAAGAAAGTAGTTCCTTCTCCTTGCTAACTCCCCTCACCCCTGCCCCCGCCGCCCTCCCGGTGCCCCGCCCCCGGGCACGCCCTGCCCCCCGGTGGGGCCCTGCAGGGGAACGAGGCCGGTGGGCAGGGAGACGTGCGGGCAGGTCATGGGGTCACCTCGTGTGCGGCGCGGGAGTAGTAGAAGCCTTCGCCCCCCGTCTGCCAATGCAAATGGGTGCACAATGCACGATAGGCGGCCAAGAGATGCCCACGGTTCCCCCAGTTGTTGCTTTCGTCTATGACATCTGGTTGCAAAAATGTGCCATGCGCTGGATTGATGTAGCAGCCGATGCTGTCACGGTTCTCAAGCATTAATTGGGTAAAGTCCCAATCCCCATCAAAGACGAGATCGAACGTCCACAAAAACTCTTCAATCAGCCGATGTAGCGTCTCTTTATGGATACCCCGTTGGCGTGTGGCAAAAAACCGAAAGGAACGCTCAAGGACTAATTCAGCAATAATTGCTTCTTTCAGTGAGGGATAATACGGATAGGTATCAAGTGCGATATCATAGCCTTCTGGTGGAAGCCCAAAAATGACGAGATACCCACGGGATGTATGAAAAATGGAATACTGTCCATCAAACTGTTTGTCCGCTTCAAGCGCAAGCAGTTTGAGTAAGCGATCGACTTCAAAGCGTTGAAGATGCTTTCGATGTTCATCAAGCGTCGTCATAGATTACCCTTCTGCTCTGTCGCCCGTGCCAGGTTCTCTGTCGCCCACGCCGCCTCCATCTGGTTTGGCCCTACCGCCGTTCTACGTCCAGTAGGCGCTTGAGGGCCGCGCGGGCGTCTTTATAGGTGGATGCCTGGATCGTGATGGACCGGGCCTCCTGGCGCACATGGTCAGGGCGTGGCATGCGTCTCGCCCTCCAGCGCCTGCTGCCAGCGCGCAAACGTCCCCCAGAGCCGCCGAATCACGGTGGCGTCCGGCATATTCAACTCGGCGCGACAGCGGTTCGAGGTAGGCAAGAGGCCATACGCCTGCTGATAGAGTCTGCCTAGTTCTACAGTTTCTGCCTGCGTCCAGGGATGGCGAGGCGTCCTGACCCCCACCATCGCTGCATAGCGCTGCTGGAGCTGCGCCAGGGCGGCTTTATCCTGGATGAGATACGTGCGGCTGGTGGCGTAGTAGCCCCGGCCTTGTTTGGCAATAAGCGTCATCCCTGTGCCCTTTCTTTGGCTGCCATGCGGACGCGGCGGAGCAGGGTATCCACGCCGCCTTTGGACATCCCACAGAGCCAGGCCAGCTCCGTCTGACTGAAGCCGTACAGGCTCCAGAGCAGAAAAAGCACCCGATCAAGCCCCTGCGGGGGGAGGAGGGCCAGCAGCGCCGCGAGCGGCCGGGGGTCGTGCCGCTGGGTCACCGCAGCCGGCGGCGCCGGCAGCCGGGCCTGGCGCCCGCCGACCGTGTCACAGGCATGCAGATAACTGATGCGCAGACTGGGCGTGCGGTGCGGCGTCTGGAGCCGGTCCAGGGCCATCGTTTGCACGAGATCCTCCGCGAGGGCCCCCACGATGCCCCGCCGCGCGACGTACCGCCGGGCCTGGACGAGAAAGGCCGGGCCGTCCATCACCATCAGGCACTCCTTTCTGCTGCACACACATCGCAGGCCACCACCTCCACCGGCAGCGCACACTGGCCGGCGGTGGCCCATGCGGCGGCGTGCTGGAGGATGCCCAGGGCGATCGGGCGCCAGTGGGCGGGGGTAATCGGTGTGAGGCGGCCATGGCGGCTGAGGTGGGCGAGGGATGCGGGCTGCAGAATTTGGCCGTGGGTGGCACAGTAGTGCATGGTCATGGCGTGGCACCTCGGAGTGTTATAAGGACGATTTCTGCATCAATACGCGGGGACCCCTTCCGCTCTGCCAAACGTCTGAAAAAACTTTTCTTGGCTACGGTGATGTGTTCTGCGTCACCAAACAAGGTTTCTTGTACTCCGCAATCCGACAGCAAGGATGCCTCGATCCATTCCGCCGTCTCGAAGCCGCACTGGTGACACAGCGCCTCCCACTGGCGGGGAAAATCGACGATTTTGCCCTTGGACACATACGCTTTCAGCACCCACACGGCTGGCGCGCCCGGCGGCAGCAGGTGCCACAGCTCCTGGAGGATTTGCGCCGCTGCCGACCAGAAGGTATTGCCAGACGTGTTGCCGAGATTCTCTTTAGTCTCCCATCCGGCATAGTCATCTTTTAAGCGATTCATGCCCTGGGACAGGTCGGTTCCAGCGTAGGTGCCCTTCCCCTGCGTGCCGTTCATCTTGGGATTCGCATCTTGAAACGGCGGACTCCCCACCACCCCCGCCGGCAGCGCGCCGAGTTGGCCGGGCGTGGTGCCGTAGGTGGCAAGGTCAATAGACCGGCCTTGCCCAAAAGAGCTGCCGTCCGGCCTATGGCTTGGACACGCGCCTTTTCCGCTCAGCGATTCACTAAACGGGGGACTTCCGACCACGCCCGCCGGCATCGCGCCCAGTTGCCCAGGCGTGGTGCCGTAGCCCCCTTCGCCGATGGCATTCCGGGCCGGTGTCCTGCGCGTCCCGGTGCCCGGTTGGGACTTGCTGTAGTCGAGGCCGTTATGGGTGCCCAGGAGGGCGCCCGCGCCGGCGTAGGGCGGGGAGGAGACGATGCCTTGGGGGCCAGCTTTCATCGTGCCCAGTTGGCCCGGGGTCGTGCCGTAGCCTTTACCACTGAGCGTTTGGGTTGAGCCGCTATTGACTCCCCATCTTGCCCGTTTCAGTGCCGTCCCTGCTGCCTGTGCTTCTTGGAGTTTTTCTGGAGAGAAATCACGAACATCATCCCCTTGCAGACTTCCCTCATACGGTGGACTCCCTATGCAGCCCTGCACGCCCGCCCCCGCCAGTACGGCCCGGAGACAGCGCGAGTCGCCCTGGAGCACGGTGGCGCCCGTGAAGCCATACTCCTGGCGCCATTTGGCGAGATTGGCCAGCCCAAGTGCGTGAAATCTGGGCTCCAATTCACACCCTACCCAGGACAGCCCGTAGGTCATCGCATCGAGTGCCCCGAGGCAGACGCCGGCGAAGGGGTCCAGCACGGTATCGCCCTTCTGAAGATACCCCTGCTCCAGCAGGTGGCGATAGATGCGATGAATCAGCGCGCGGCTGAATTTCGCACGTCAAGGGTGAGCAAAGGCGTCGGGAACGATCAACTCGTTCCAGCTCTCCTGGTAGCACGATTGCCACCGGAGAGGGCCTGTGCTCACCTCAGTTTCCTTGTGGTTATAGGTCATGTTATTTTTCATATACTCTAAATTAGCTCTTGTGCTATAGTAGCCATATGCAAACTATAATATGTCATACATGCTCTACGTCGTTCCTTGTGTCCCAGAAGCGGGCCTTGACGGCAAAATATTGTTCGCGTCTGTGTTATGACAAGGCTCGTCCGCGCCATTTCTTGCCATGTCAGGCTTGCGGTACCGTGTTTTCTGTCGTGTATGGACTTGCACAAACGGCAAAATACTGTTCTATGGCGTGTCGGAAATCTGGGAAAAATCGGCCATGTTCTTGGTGCCAGACGTTGGTGTACCGGGAGCGTTATACCTTGGATAGAAAATGGGTTTTTTGTTCTGATGCGTGTGAAGGAGCCTATAAGCACGCCTATGTGACGCGCGATGCTCACCCGCGATTCCAAGCAACCATGACCTTGCCCCCTTTGACGGAGGTGCAGCAAGCCGTGGTCCTTGGGTCGGTCTTGGGTGATGCGTCGTTGCCAGTTATCGGGACAGGCAATGCATTTTTTCAAGTGGGGCATAGCGTGAAGCAAGTGGCCTATCTGGAATACAAAAGAGGCTTGCTGGCGCCGTTTGCGTCCGGTATTGACATTCACCGACGGTATGATGCCAGGTACGGGCATACGTATGAGACCCATCGTTTTCATACGCAATGCCATTGGTGGTTGAGTCTCTTGCGTGAATCGTTGTATGTGGCAGGGAAGAAAGAGTTGACTGACGACGCTATTCAACGTCTGACTCCTTGTGCCTTGGCTTTTTGGTTTATGGATGATGGTGGCCTCAGTAACGGCAGCACCTTGAGTATCTGCACGGTCTCTTTTTCGCCAACGCAAGTGGCGAAGGCGGCCAACCGCTTTGCAGGCTGGGGACTAGATGCCTGGGAAAAGAAAGGACGCCTTTGGATGAGTGCTCGCTCAAAACGGTGTTTTCGTGAATTAATCCGTCCATGGTTACACGAATCTATGGCATACAAGGTTCGTAGTAGAGCAAAATCTGCGTAGCATTGTTCCCAGCGCGTCATTCTGTCTGTTCCTCCCCCACCACCGCCTGGCACACCGGGCACTGCCAGGGCAGCGCCGTGATCGGGCGAAACGCCTGGCAGTGGGCGATCAGGTTCGGTCCCGGCGCCAGCCGGCGGGCCTCCCGTTTCCGGGCCTCGGCGTGCCTGGCGGCCTCCCGTTTCCGGGCCTCGGCGTGCCTGGCGGCCTCCCGTTGGGTGGGGGTCTTGCCGCGTGGCTGTTCATTCCACCAGCCCATGGCTACCACCAGCCCCAGGGGCCATGCCCCGGCCCCAGCAGCCCTTGCAGCAGCACATACGCTACCACCAGCCCCACGCACACCCCCAGCAGCAGCGTGCCCACCGGCGTGAGCTGCTCGGGGTGGTGCGTGCATTGCGGGCAGGCCTGGCTCAGGGGAAAGAAGGTGCGGTGCGCGCGGCAGAACGCTAACACCGCCGGCGTGATGGGGGTCTCCGTCGTGTCGTGCATGGGGTGCTCCTCTCTCGTGGTTCCCTCCCCCCACAGGCCCGCCCTCCACGGGGGGCCTTCGCCTGGCTTCCTCCGCTGCGGCACACGGTCACATCAGCGGACCGGTCGGCGTTGCAGCCTCCGGTCACCGGGCGGCGATGCGCAGGGGGAGGGGATGACGGTTATGGCGCCTCGGGCTCCGTGTGTGCCAGCACCAACGCCTCCGCCAGCACCAGGATCTGCCAGGTGACGTGGTCGATGGCGGTGGCCAGGGTGCGCAGGTAGGCGGCTTTCTGGGCTTGGCGGCAGATGGCGCAGACGGCCAGGTGCGCATGGTTACTGTGCACGGCGTTTTCCTTTCTGTGGTGGGGCAGGCGCTGGGGCCTCGGGCTGGTGTACCCATACCCCACGACACTGCCGACAGACCAGCGTCTGCCAGCCGTCCGGGCTCACGCGAAAGACGCCAGGGCAGTCGGGGCACTCGGCCACGGCGCGGAGGAGGCCGTAGCACAGTCCCCCGACACTCTTTTGAGTGTCGTTCAACTCAGGATGGCGATGGAGAAACGCGGTGCCTTCGTCGCAGACGACGTTGACCGCGTGCAGGTCAGTCGGCATCAGTCACCTCCTCTAGGAGTTCGACCGTCGCCTCGTCGTGCTCCAGCAGCCAGCCCACCACCACTTTGAGCTGGTGCAGGTCGTAGGCGAGTTTGGTGACGACAGCGGCCAGAAGGCCCAGGGTCATCCAGGTCACCAGGGTCATCCAGGTCAGCATGGGGGCTCCTTTCTGCGGGGGGCTGCCTCGTCTGGGACGTCCGGCGCTATCATTTAAAGTGATGACGGCTTTTTCGTCAGCATCTAAGCGCTCACACGCCTTCGAGACATTCTTGAGGTCACACTGCTGGCAGACATCCGCAGCCTTCCACCAAGGGTTTCCATCTTGGTCCCGGATCGCTGGAACGTCCTGTCTATGAAATTGAAATGGGATAATCTCAGCCGACATGGACAGCGGGCTCCTCTGGGGCGGTGGCTATCTGTGCCAGACTGGACGCTTCTTGTAATTGCGGCAGGAGTTCTATGGGATCACACTTCAGCGCCCGCGCGAGGTCAATCGCGTCTTCGACCTGGAGCGGTTGCCTGCCGCGCTCGATACGGTTGAGTTTGAAGACGCTGATCTTAGCAATCTTGGCAAGTTCCTCTTGCCCAAGCCCTGCTGCTTCCCTCTTCGTCCGAACGACCGACATAGCATACGCTCCTCTCAAATTCGCAAGCTGAACATACAACATTGTAAATTATACTTGTGAATTTTACAACACCGCAGATGGGCAAATCGAGAGGATGTCTTGCAAAAACTGCAAGCGAAAACTATAATACCTCTTGAGATTGCAATTAAGAGAGAGGAGAAGCTCTATGGCCTATGGAGAGCGGATCAGGCGCTACCGTGAAGCGCTCGGCATTACCCAGGATGAGCTGGCGAAGTATGCCGACATTCCGTCCACGTCGATCAGTCGCATTGAACACGGCGCACGCAAGGTGACCCTGGAAGAAGCGGTGCGGATTGCCGAGATTCTACGGATCGATTTACTGGAATTGGCGGGTGTGCAACCGACGACCTGTGAGCGTGCGATAGACCGTGAACGCGACAATGCCTTGAAGCAACGCCTCATGCAACGGTTTCAGGCAGAGTTGGACGACGCCTTTGCGAGAGCATAAACCATCTATAACGAAGCCGCTATCTTCTGACATTGCTTTTCTTTCTTAGTCATAACAGTTCTGATTAGTGCTTCTGTGTGATATCGCGTAGTACTGTTACGGGGATATGAGATCAACTGTCAGAAAAGGCAACTACCCTTGTGTATCACTTCTTCTCCTCGTTATTGCTTCTCTTCTTTTTTAAGTGTCCAGTACACAACTAGCAGGCATCTTCTCATTTTCGTTATATTCCCATGAACTTACATATAAGCATCAAGAAAAAATGTATGGCACATCATTGTGAAATTTTCAGCAACCATCTAGAGTAAGGACCAACATGCCTGACTATTATTGTCCTTTACATCCTGGTGGCTGTATGAATGCGACTCCACCCTTGCCCTTTCCTTATACGGTTGACGAACTCCTGACAGCCTATGCGGCCGAGTATCTCCCGGCCAAAAGTCCGAGGACCCGCTACCAGCAGGAACATCTGTTCCGGTGGCTCCACCGGGAGCTGGGGCACTACAAGCTGACGGAGTTGACCCCGGTCCTGCTCCGCTCCTGGAAGGGCACCCTGCTCACGCGCTATGCCCCTGGCACCGTGAGGCGGTACATGGGCACGTTGCATGTCGTCCTCAATGTGGCGGTCAAGCACTACGAATGGCTGCGAGACAATCCGCTGGACAAAGTGTCGCAGCCGCCCAGTCCGAAAGGGCGGACCCGGTTTCTCTCCGATGACGAACGACGGCGCTTGCTCGATGCCTGCAAGGCCAGCAAACAGCGCGCCCTGTACCCCATGGTGCTGCTCGCGCTCACGACCGGCATGCGCCGCGGCGAAGTTCAGGGGCTGCGCTGGCCCGATATCGACTTTACAAGGGGACAGCTCCAGCTCCGGGATACCAAGAATGGTGAGGCACGGCCCGTGCCCCTGCCACGGATTACGCAAGACTGCCTGAAGGTGTGGCGGGAGCGCAGACGCAACGATGTCGAGTGGGTCTTCCCTGGCATGGGCGATTTCCCCCTGTCGGTCGATGGCGCCTGGCGGGTGGCCTGTCGGAACGCGGGACTGCAGGACTTTCGCTATCATGATCTGCGGCACAGTGCGGCGTCGTATTTGGCGATGTCTGGCGCAGATTTGCGAGAAATTGCCGAGATTCTCGGGCACAAAAATATCAGCATGACAAAAAAATATAGTCATTTAACTACTAGCCATATGGGGCAGATTGTCGAACGCATGGCCGCCTTATTTTTAGAGTCAACATAAGGCGGCCATGGGATGCCTACGGAAGATGAACCCAAATTTTGCGTAAAACGATATCGCTCACTGTCCGTCGATTGAGATGGAGCCGACGTGCAACACTGGCTTGCCGTTCGCCATTCGCAACGGCTTTACGAACGGCAAGTACCACACGAGGGGTCAGCTTTGCATTAGTGGGTGTACTATGTCGGTAGTACTGGCTTCGTTGCCGTAGTTGTTCTACGTTTGCGCGCTCTAGATGGCAGGGACATGTTCCGTGTTGGTGCCGATGGAGCGCATTTTCCTTTCTTGTCACCCACCGTAGATTGCTTAAATGATTATTGTCGCGCGTCCCATCAAGATGGGCCACTTCCATGCCAGGCGCAGGATCAGGGCAAAACGTAAATAAAACAAGCCGATGGACATAAAAGCGACAGCGAGTCCGTTGTGTTTGTATTTGGATACTCTTGTAGCGATTTTTTTGATAAGTCTGGCAGAGAATCCGTGGCGGATCACAGACATATTCCCCCTGTCCGCCATAGGATTTGTGCATGCGGATATCCCCGCAAGAAGACACCATAAGGCGGTCTTCAAACCCTGGGAGCCAGCGCCATGCTTTGTCAGGATGCAGTGGGCATTCCTCGTGCATGGTCTTGTACTTTTGGCGCACGTGTGGCATAACACTCCCGTTCTCTTTGCGTTTTTGACGTAGAGGGACACCTGCCGTCGCGTTCCCGGCCTCGCAAACTAGGACGCGACGGCGGCCTCGATCTCGCTGCCTTCTACTGGATCATCCCTTCCTAATAAGTAATCGGTTGAGGTCTCCAGCGCACGGGCCAGCCGTAAGACAAGCTGGCTCCCAGGGTCCCGGATCTCATCACGCTCGAGTCGGGCAATCGTATTGGCGTTCACCTGGGCGAACTGTCCAAGCTCGCGCTGAGTCCAGCCGAGACGCCGACGCAACAGATGGATTTTCTCTCCAAGCGTCATAGCAACCTCCTCTTAGGATAGAGTATACAAAACAGGATAATTTTATACAATACACAAAAATCACTCTTGACTCTCTATACGAATAGGGATAGAATATAAACATAAGAAAGGCGCGGTGCTCAACCGGCAAGTTAGCCACCGCGCCACCCAGCTTCCACCCCGTTTTAGAAGGCAGAAACATCATGGTATCTTACGCGCAAGGCGCCACCAAAGTCCAGCACCAAACACAGTATGCCGCGGCGCATCGGGCCGCCTATCCCTGGTACCGCGCCCACCTCGGGCCCTATGCCGGCGTCGTGCGACAGCCCTGGGGGGATAGCGTGACGGTGGAGTTTCAGCGGGACAGTGACGGGCGCTCGGTGTTTGTGCGTCGCGATCATCCCGAGCTGGTGCTGGCCGGGTACATTGACCCCAGCGACCCGCTGCCCACCGATCAGGCGCTGGTGCGGGCGTGCTCGCAGACGACGCAGCCGGGAGCGGTCGAGACGGGTACGGATGCCAAGACGCTGTTTTACGCGATGCGGCAGCCGGCGGCAGTCGCCCTCGAGCCCATGACGATCCGAGAGGCGGCCCCGGTGGACGAGACGCCCGCCCCTGCCCCGGTGGCCACGCGGGAGCCCGCCAGCCGGACAGCCAAGCTGGGGCAGATGATCGCGCAGGGGCTGGATATCGCGAGCCGTACGGGGAATCAGGAGCAGGCGGACCGGCTGATGAAAGCCGCGTGGATTATCCTCAATGGGGATGTGGAGCCCCAGGCCGATGGGAGTTATCTGGTGAAAAGTCAGAGTGATCGGGAAGCAACGTACACGGTGAGTGGGCGCAAATGCACTTGTCCAGACTGGCAGCGCCACATCGACCAGGGGTTAGCGACCTGGCCATGCAAGCACAGACTGTCGGTATGCTATTTTCAACGGTTGACCGCCTAACACGCACCGGGGCCGAGAGGCCCTACGAGGAGCACGACGATGGCAGAGCAAAAACGCCGTTATGTCGATATTACCTCCAGCTACCATGGCCGCCGTGAGGGCAACCGTCCCTATCGGCTGGACACGGTAGATGATACCGCTAAAAAGCCCAGGCAGCGGTGGTATGCCACGTATCAGGAGATCTTTGCCGCGGTCGAGCGTGCCAATCCGGGCACGGAAGTCCGAGAAGCCTGATAACCGGGGCCGAGAGGCCCCCCCAAGGAGACGCCTATGGCCCTCTATCACCGCCACAGCATCCCCCTGACCGTGGCCGGGTACACGGAAGACGCTGGGCTGTATACACTCTGCTGCCGCGCGAGTCACGGGGTGTGCGCCATGTACCGCGTGGACGAGCTGAAAGCCGACGACGGGTTAGCCGAAATCGAAGCCGCGTTTCGTCAGGTGCTGGGGTTTAGTCCCTGGCATGCAGGAGACAAGCAGACCGCGCTGGTGCGTGAGATGCAACGCTAAGGCACAGAGTCCCCAGAAGGACACCAGAGGGCGGGCCAGTGCGTGACTGGTCCGCCATGCACCATGGACGCCTCGTGCGTGTCAGGGCAGGAGGCTGAGGAGAGTATAGCATGCGAGAAGCCATCAGGATGCCGTGGCTGTATTATGAGTGCCTGCTGGATATTGCCCAGGCGTATGCCCAGTGGGCGGGACTGGTGGCACCGATCCAGGCACTGCGGTGGTATTGGGCGATCACGGGAGAATAGTTGACTGGGCGTCTTGCCTCGCTGTCGCGCCGATGGGATGCGTAGCGGCGCGCGTGGTTAGGGAGCATCGGGAGCATTCCAGTGACGAAGGAGATGCGTATGGATCTTGATAGGGCGTTATGGCGCGGGAAATCGCTTGCGTTGCTGCATAGGCCAGAACTCGAAGAGGCGTACCAGCAGGTCTTGCGGCAGATAGATGCCTTAGAGCACGAAGCCGCGTGGATAGTCCGGCACTTTCCGATGGTGCCCTATGTCCCAGTCGCGTTGCACGCCTATCGTGACGCTGCAGAGCATTTGCGTGCGGCAATAGAGCATGCTTCATAAGCCGCTCCCTGCCATGGCTGCCTGGTGGTAGACGAATAGGTGACTGGGCGTCTTGTTATCCAACACAAACGTGAGTATCATTACAGAAACGGAGAGAAGTGATGGGGGCGTCTCCTGGCTAGTGGGGTGATTGTGGTACAAAGTATTGTGGTATGCCTCAGCAGAAACAAGAGGTAGTCTTAGCACGACGGCATGAGGTGGCTTCGTACTATCTTGCCGGACGCTATCAGTCCGAGATAGCGCAAATGGTCGGGTGTAGCCAGCAGCAAGTCAGTGCCGACCTGGCGGTGTTGCGGCAGCAATGGCTGACCTCCTCGCTCAGAGACTTTGACGCGGCCAAGGCGGAAGAACTCGCCAAGATCGACCGGGCTGAACGGGAATACTGGCAGGGATGGGAAGCGAGTAAGCAGGCCCATATCGTCACGTTGGCCGAGGTAACTCGCGGCGAGAAGCCGAGTCGGAAGCGCAGTCGGCGGCGCGAGAATCAGTACGGGGACCCGCGTTTTCTTGATGGGGTGCTGACCTGTATTAAGCAGCGATGTGCGGTCTTGGGGCTCTCGATGGACACCGAAGCCTTAAAAGAAGCCGGGATGGGAATGGCTTTGTTACTTGAACAAGCACGACAACTTCCTGTCCCTCTCTCTCCTGTCTCACAGTCTTTGGCTGAGGCATAAGCTATGCCTCTCACGCGGCCACTCAGTGCCCCCTACAAAACAGCCTTGCAGACGTATATCCAACTCCGGGAACATTGGCGCGATAGTCCACGACTCTATGTGCGCCAACGGTTTGGCATCGAACCCACCTGGCAGCAAGCCAAGATTCTTGATGCGATTGCGCCACCTGGCGCCAAAGTGACGGTGAGAGCTGGCCATGGGATCGGGAAGTCCGGGGCGGCGTCATGGTGTATCTATTGGTTCATGGAGACCCACGACTTTGCCCGTGTCCCCTGTACTGCGCCCTCCGCCCATCAGCTCCGCGATATTCTCTGGGGCGAACTCGCGAAATGGAAACGCCACGCGGACGAACTCAGCCAGCAACGCGGGGATCATCCTCGCTTGTGGCTGTCGCGGCTCTTCAAGCTGACCACGGATAGCCTCTATGATCCGCAGGCCCGTGACTGGGCCGCACTTGCCCGGACGGCACGGAAAGAGAACCCGGATGCCCTGCAGGGGCAGCATGCGACCCATATTCTGTACGTGATGGACGAAGCGCCCGGCATCCCTGAGCCGATCTTTGAGACGGCAGAAGGGGCCCTCTCGACGCCGGATGCCCGGTCGCTCATGCTGGGAAACCCGACGCGGACAAGCGGCACGTTTCATGCCTCACATCACCAGAGCCGTGCTGATTATACCTCGCTGCATTTTCGCTCCCAGGATTCGCCACTGGTGGCGCCAGGCTACCGGGAACGCCTCGTCAGAAAATGGGGGGAAGGCTCCAACGTCGTGCGGGTGCGGGCCGATGGCGAATTCCCCAAACAAGAAGACGATGTGCTGATCTCGCTGGAGCTGACGGAGCCCTGCTTAACACGAGAGCGTGTCGCGGGGGAAGGCAAGCGGCGCTTGGGCGTCGATGTGGCGCGCATGGGGAGTGATCGTACAGCATTGGTGTTGCGGCATGGGCGCCTAGTGGAGCACATCAAAGTCTACGCCAAGCAAGATACCATGGTGACCGTGGGCTGTATCGTCGCGGTGCTCGAAGTCTGGCGGGTCGAAGAGATTGACGTCGATGTCATTGGTCTGGGCGCGGGGGTCTATGATCGGCTGGCGGAGTTGCGACGCCAGGGCGGAATTACGTGTGATGTCGTCGCCGTGAACGTCGCCCAGAAAGCGCCAGTGCCTAAGCCAGGCGAGCCCAAGCCGCGCTTGCTTCGGGACTATTTGTGGCTAGAGTTAGCCCGATGGTTACGCGATGAGGCCCCCGTGTTTTGCGCTGAGGACCCGATAGCCTGCGAGGATTTGGCTGGGGAGCTGGCCAGCGTGAAGTATGGGCTGGATAGTGAAGGGCATATCGTGGTTGAGGACAAGGACGGCATGAAAAAGCGGCTGAGGCATAGTCCAGACTTGGCCGATGGGCTCGGGTGTACGTTTGCGCCACCCATGGGCAGCCCCATGCAGACCCGGAAGTTCCGCGTATGAGTCTCCCCATCGCCGCTGACCTCTGGCAGCAGCTCTGCCAGGTGCAAGCGCAGTTCCCCAGTTGTGTCGTGACCCTGTATAAGCATGGGGGCGTGATCGGGAAGGCCGAGGTGCTGCTGACGCTGAAAGCGGGGCAACCATTGCAGGAGTGTCCTGCCGTGTGTCAGAGAGAAGGGCGCGAGGTATGGCACGAACACTAAAGACGCCTAGTGTGCTCGATCTCCGCTTCCAGTCGTTTGGCCAGTACCTGGTCTTGGGCAAGGGGAAGAAGACGAAGCATGGACAATTCTGGGTCTGCCAGTGCGCCTGTAATCAGCAGGCGGAGATCCATGAGGCGGCATTGCTAGAGGGCAGAGCGAAGAGTTGCGGGTGTGATTATGTCAATAGTCGTGGGCAATACAGAGGGCCGGGATACTATCGAGACTTAACAGGACAACAATACGGAAATATGCTTGTCCTGCAACGTATGGTAGGAAAGCATCTCAAAAAAACCTGGTGGCAATGCCAGTGTACCTGTGGTCAGGAAGCAGCCATCTTGAGGAGTAATTTACTGTCTGGAAATTCTCGGCAATGCAAACGATGCGCTTATTCCAACTTGTCCAACATTGTTACTCAACGTTGGTATGGGGCATGGTTTGTGCTAGAGCGTGGACAGTCAACACCGCATGGAGCGGCGCAATATTTATGTCGTTGTGGCCGTTGCGGGCGTGAGATTTTGGTTGCGTCGGAATCTCTCAGAACTAGGACATCGCAAAGCTGTGGCTGTCCTGGAAAAGGACAAAGAAGAAAAACATCTTTGCTTTATCATACTTTTGGGCGTTTATATGTTATTGAAAAAACAGAAAAAAATAAACATGGGCAAACATGTTATTTGTGCCAGTGCGTTTGTAAAGCAAAAACTCTCAAAATTGTTCCCGCCTGTAAATTACTTTCAGGGAAAACGCAAAGTTGTGGTTGTCTTGCAAGAGAGAAAGCAGCCGAAAATATGAGGCAATATCATCTTGCAAAGGCCAACCATGCTCGCCTTGATTGGACGCTCGATATCCTACGGCGCCATGGCGCCATGCCGCCAGAGGACCGTGCGCCGCAGTCGCTTGACAAAAATGGTGCATGCGTCCACACTTAGCGTAGGCCAGTTGTCTCTTTCCCCAGATTGCCACTCCGCGTGAGTGAGCCCAGGCCACCGGACACCCCGAGCCTCATTGCTGGATTGCCCAGCGATGGGGCTTTTTTTGTGTGTGGAGGCACGCATGGCCCGCAAGAAGGTCTCGATGAACGTGGGCACGACCGCCCGCAAGGCCCGCAACAAGGCGGCCGATGCGTTGAAGGCGCAGGGCGATTCCCCCGAGAAAGCCTTTGCCATCGCCACAACCATTGTGAAAAATGCGTCTGCGGCTGGTCGGAAGCGCTTGGCGAAGCGCGGCCTGAAAAAAGCCAAGAAAGGGTAACGCCGTGACATCCTCCGCCAGCTAAGGCAGGCGGCTTCGAACATCGAAACCGGAGTAAGAGTCTCCGGCGGTTACGGTTACCAGCTCTCTGATGAGCCGAGAGGTTTCCCCGTTTCTGAGCGCTGTCACGGCGCTCTAGCCAGTCGAGATATACCCGACTGGCCGCGTGGACGTTCCACGCATTGCTCTCATTCGTCGGTTCAACTTTTACCCAGAGCCCTTTGCTCTGGAACCCGGCGAAGCTGAAATCTCAAAGAGCCGCATCCTTGACGAGCGGTGTACGGCGCTGGACACCAGCTATTCCTGACCGCTCAGGACCGTAGTGAAGAGAGTGTAGCATATTAGTTCACTCTAGAACAGTAAACAAAGTCTAAACAGACTGTCTACAACATTGAACAAAGTCTGCATAGGGATACAAGGCTGGTGCTGCGCACCCCTCAATTCCCCTGTCAGCTCAAGCAGACAGTACCCTTGAGGGTTTCTTATGGCGACGACGACCCAGACTTCTCTGCCTGTCCGTGTTTCCCTGCCGGCGATGGCCATGCCTATGCCGATGGGCCCCACGACGGCGAGTCCCCAGACGATGGCGGAGCATGCCCGGCTGATGGCGGATGCCCACCAACGGGCGATGCAGAACGGACGGAGGCAGGACTAGCGCTATGGCCGTGGCTCCGCACTTTCCCCACCCCGACTATACTCTCATGGCGCCCACCTGGCGCAAGCTGCGGGATGTGTACGCGGGGCGGGAAGCCTTGCTCCGGGGCACCACGCGCTATCTGCCACAGCCGACCAACATGGATGATGAGCGCTACCAGGGCTATCTCACCCGCCCCAAGTGGTTTGGGGCGACCAGGCGCACGGTGCAAGCCTTTGAGGGCCTGGCCTTCCGGCAGCCGCTCAGTGTGGCCGCGCCGCCCAAGGTGGAAGCACAGCTTGAAACGCTGACGTCTACGGGCGTGTCCCTTCAGTCTCTGGCCCGCCTCATCTTCCGGGAAACACTCTTGATGGGCCGCTACGGCGTGCTGGTGGATATGGACAGTATTGGGCAACGCCCCTTTTGGGCCGGCTATCCGGCAGAGCAGATCACCAACTGGACGGTGGGGATTGTGGAGGGGAGACGGCAACTACTCCATGTGGAGTTAGTCGAGTGTGATTACGTGCTCGGCGCCGATGGGCATACGCAAGAGCCGCTGGAGACGATCCGCACGCTGCAACTGATAGACGGTATCTATACACAAACGGTCGAACTGGTGACCAGTGCCGGCACACGCCAGCAGATCACCCAGGTCGTCCCCCAGCGGCAGGGCGGACCGCTCACTTTTCTCCCCTTTGTCTTCTTTGGCGTGAACGATCTGGAGTCGCAGGTCGAACTGTCCCCGATCAATGACCTGGCTGATACCAACCTGTCCTACTGGCGGCATAGTGCGGACTATGAATGGTCCCTGCATCTCACGGCCAGCCCCACGCCCTGGGTGACCGGCCATGATCCGAGCCTGGACCTTGGGCCGGATGGGCAGCCGCTGGCCGAGCTGGTGTTAGGCAGCGACATGGCCATTTTTCTGAAGGAAGCCGATGCCAAAATCGGTATGCTGGAGTTCCAGGGGCATGGGCTGGAGCCGCTCCGGCAAGCCATGCTCGATGATAAGGCGGAAATGGCCAGCTTAGGGGCCCGCCTCTTGGAGGGCCAGCCCGAGACGAATGAGACCCTGGGCGCCTTTCGCATGCGGCAAGCCGGGGATACGAGTGTTATTGCCGCGCTCGCACAGGCGTTGAGCGCGGGCCTGACCCGGCTGCTCAGGATGCACGCTTTCTGGTTTGGCGCGGCGCAGACGGCGGAAGATACGCGGGTCCGGTGCAGCTTGCCGACGAACTTTGTGACCGTGAAGCTGGAGCCGCAGATGTTGACGGCGCTGTTGGCGGGCGTGCAGAGTGGGCATATCAGCCAGGAAACGTTCTATTGGAACATGCAACAGGGAGACATGGCCGAACCGGGCGTGGACTGGGAAGAAGAGATGGCAAGAATAGAAAGTGCTACTCCTGCCATGGCCCGGCTCGTTACTCCGACAGCAGGAGGGCTCAATGGCACAGGATAATATACCATTGACCCATGTCTTAACTCAGGGTCAACAGCAAAGGCTGGACCGGGCACAGAATAGCTCGTGCCCCTTTTTTGCAGTTACAGCTTTTACAGGCTGGCACGACATTCGCCACGGTATGGTTGCCACCCTGGGCAAACGGCGTGATATGGTCCTGCGTCAGTTTGTGGGTTTTCTTGCGACATCGCCAACAGGTAGACGGGCAATAGACGCAACGAAAATTGTACGCCGCTTGAATTTCTTCCCATTGCTCAGCCGTCAAGTCGTTAATAGGCACAGCAAGTTTTCGCGCACGTCGGCGTTGTGTTTTCTCGCGTACCTTTTCCGGGTTCGCTCTTTGCCATGCCACCATGTTGGCAATCAGTTGCTCACGATGGGCAGCATAATAGGCAGCATAATACTCAGTTTTTGTTCCAAGCAACTCTTCACGGTGCTTCGCATACCAAGCCTTCGCCTTCGCCGATCTTTCTTCGCGATGCTCAGCGTGATAGATGGCCTTTCTTCTCCGCGTTTCTTCAGTGTGCGTCGCAGCATACCGCGCATTGTACAGACGGGTTTCTTCCAAGCGCGTCGCGCGATGTTTCGCTCTTTGGAGTCGAATAGCTTCCCGGTTGGTTTCCCGGTAGGCAATCATGTACGCGCGTTTTTCTTCAGGGGTTTTTGGCATGGGGTCCCTTTCATCTTGAGGGCATCATTGAAGAAGAAGTGGCAGGCAATTGATGAGATTGCCAGCGTCGCGAACGCTTTGCCACTTCGCATGATTATACAACATAAAGTTATGGTATACAACAAACTTCACGAAGATGAGCTGCCCTCTCCGCAGCAGAACGGCGTGGTGGCGTAACCATGGCACAGATTCTCCCGTTCCCTGCGCGCAAAGACCCCTATCTCACTGGCGAAGCGCGGTGCTTGCACTGCGGGCATATCTATGTCGCTGTGAGTCCTGTCGGGACGGTGGAGGAGTTGGAATGTCCCCACTGTGGGTTGTTCAAGTCCATTTACCAGGGGTTGACTGAGCCTCCCAAGGGCGTGCGGTGGGTCTGTGCATGCGGGGGCGATCTCTTCTATATCGTGCCAGCGGACGGGTGCCAATGTTTGAAATGTGGGCGTATCCAGTCAGGATTCTAAGGCATGCGTGATGAGTGACCGCACCGACAAACTCACCAACGCGCTGCTGGGGCAGGCCGTGACGCTGGCCCGCCTCGAAGCCGGCGAGCAGCAACGGATTACGCACCGGCTCTTCCCGTTGTGGAGCCGTCTCCGCACCCAAGTCGCCGTGGATGATCCGACCGCACCGCCGACCTTGCCAGAGCGGTTACGCCGGGTCAAAGCGCTGGTGGCGCTGGTGACCCAGCTCACCAATGAGACGTTTGGGGCGATTGCCGCCACGCATCAGGCCGTCCGGCAGGACATTGCGGACTGGGTGCAGCATGCGACCCAGCGTCTCTTGCAAACGATAGGCGAAGCGGCCCTGTTCACGCGCACCCTGACGCAGCAGGCCCTCACCCGCGTGGTCGATGCCGCGCTGGTGTTTGGCGCGCCGATCCGGGACTGGTGGGCCAGGCAAGCGGCCACGGTGCAACAGCAGGTGGGGGACCGACTGCGACAAGGGGTCCTGCACGAGCAGCGACTGCCGAGGCTCTTACAAGAGGTCGATGCGGTGCAGGCGACGACCACCAGGAACACCGAGACGTTGACGCATGGCAGCCTGGCGCGGGCGCAGCAAGCGACGCTGACGGCATTGACCGAAGCGAATCGCGCACGGCTGGACGGGGTCGCGTGGATCGCGACCTTCGATAACAGGGCGTGTCCCATCTGTATCGCCCTGAGTGGTCAGTCGTGGACCCTCAACCATGAGCCCTTGCACGGCAGCAGTCCCTGGCCGGGGGAACCGCCGATCCATGGAAATTGCCGCTGTATCCTGAGTCCCCTGCCCGAGGGCGAAACGGGGCCGCAGGATCAGACGTTTGCGCATTGGTTACGGCAGCAACCGGAAACCGAGCAACGGGCCATTCTCGGGCCTGGTCGCTTCGTGTTGTGGAAGGCGGGGAAGTTAAAACTCTCGCGCCTGGTGGATCAACATCACCGGGCGTTGACGTTGGAGCAGTTGCGGAGCGAGTCCGCCGCGTAGGGTGTTCCAGGGCTGCCAGGGTGATCCTGGTGGCTTGCAGAGTGAGTCTGCGGTATCTGCCAAGCGATTTGGCTGCACGAAAGGACCAAGGATGGCGTTGCCTTTGACGACCGAGAAGCTAGAAGACCTGCCGGAAGTGGTGCGCGAGCATTATGTGGAGCGCAACGGGAAATGGACGCTGGAAACCGATGTGGACCCGCGCCTCGTGACAGCCCGGAAGGAATCGGGGGAGGAACGGCGCAAGCGCCAGGAGCTGGAGCGGGAAAACCAGGCCATGAAGCAGCAGGTCGAAGAACTGAAGCAGCGCCGGCAGAAAGAAGAGGGCGACGAAGAGACCGCCTCCCAGCGCTACCAGCGGCTCCGGGCCGAGGCCGACGAAGCCAAACGGAAAGCGGATGAGGACTTGCGCGAGCGCGATAGCCAAATCCAGCGGCTCCGCACCGACCTCACCAAAGAGCGCATCGGCGCCCGCATTCGCAACGAAGCGCAACGCGCCGGGCTGATCCAGCAGGCGATTGACGACGCGGTCTCGGCTGGCATGGGGGTCTTTCGGGAAGACGAGAGCAGTAAGTTGGCGGCCTTTGATGGCGGCAATGAGCGGCTCTTCGGCCGGAACGGCGAAGACCTGACGATTGCCGAGTGGTTGACGGATCGCCGCGTCGATAAGCCGCACTGGTTTGGGGCAGCCCAAAACGGCGCCGGCAATCAAGGCGGTGGCGCGGCCCATCAAGGGGGTGGGGCCCCCGCGCGGCCACGACCGAAGAACCGTAGTGAAATGACCGCAGCCGAGAAAGCTGCGTCTATTAGCGACCTGGGCATTGAGGGCTTTATGGCCCTTCCAGCCTAGCAGCACGCTGAGAAAGGACACGCATGGCAGCCGGGGTATCGACGACCAATTGGAAAGTCTACGAAGAGCAGTTCTGGGGCGGCTTTACGGAGGTGCAGGAACAGAATATCCGCGCCTTTGATGCGGCCTCGGCGGGTGCCATTCGGATTGTCTCGGCGCGCAAGCGGGGCAACTATGAGCAAGAAAGTTTCCTCAAAAAAGTCTCGGCCCTGGTGACACGGCGCGACATTACGTCGGTCTCCGCCGCCACCGATACCGGCCTGGTGACGGATGAGCTGGTGCGGGTGAAAATTAACCGCAAAATCGGTCCCGTGGCCGAAACGCTCGACGCCTGGCGGAAAATCGGGCAAGACCCGGCCACCATGTCCTTTCTCCTCGGCCAGCAAGCCGCGCCCGACATTCAAGCCGATTATCTCAACAGTGCCATCCGGGCGGTGCGGGCCGCGATTACCGCCGTGACCGCGCTCAACTTTGACGGGACGGCGGGCGTGTTGTCGTTTGCATCACTGATTGCGGGCCTGGCGCTGTTTGGCGATAAAGCCACCTCGATTGTCTGCTGGCTGATGCACAGCAAGCCGTTCTTTGACCTGTTCAGTGATGGCATCACCAACTACAAGATCGATACGGTTGGGGGCTTTATGCTCGTCACCGGTACACCGGTGAGCCTGGGGCGGCCGATTGTCGTCACCGACTCGGCCGCCCTCATCACCACGGGCAGCCCCAATCAGTACCATACCCTGGGCCTGGTGGCTGACGCCGTGACCGTGACTGAATCCGAGGAGCGCGTCATCGAAAGCGATCTGGTCACCGGCTTGGAAAACCTCGTGATGCGCGTGCAGGGGGAGTACGCCTTCAACGTCGGCGTGAAGGGGGCCCAGTGGGACATGACCGCCGGCGGCGTGAACCCGACCGATGCGGCGCTGGTGACCAGCACCAACTGGGATAAAGTGGCCACCGACAATAAATCGTGTGCCGGCATTCGTATCTACAGCGACTAGGAGGCGGCCATGGGCGTTGTCGCCTATATCGACTATGAAGATGAGGACAATGACGCGGCCATTGCGCTCATTGAAACGGATGCCGGCGTAGGCGTCAATGTGACCTACCGGATTCCGGCTACGGCGCAAGCGGCCGATCTGGACCCGCTCGAAACGGTGGTCTATGCCCTCGATGCCGATACCGACATTGCCGACTGGGCGACCGCCGTCGGCGTGACCGTGCTCTCGATTGATGATTTACCGTAGCAGGAGACAGCGGTGATATTCTGGTTTGCCCTGGGCTTTATGACAGGAGTGGGGAGTTGTTGCATGGCGTTGTTGCTCGCCTCTCGCAAAGAAGCCCATCAGTGAGTGCTGACCTTATCGCACGGAGCATGGAAGCCCCGTGGAGACATGACACCTATGGAGAAAGCGGAAGCCATCCGGGCGCTCGGCATTGAGCAGTATATGAATCTCCCAGCCTAGCGCTGAGAGTCGCAGAAGGAGCATGCAATGATTGTCGCGTATGTGAGTCCCCATGATGAAGAGACGCGGGAGAAAGTGAGCGCCGCGGCAGCCCCAGCGACCGTCGTGTTTCGTGACCCCGCCACGTTTACGACGGCGGATGCAGACCCGTTGGATCAAGTGGTCTATGCCCCAGAGAACGCGCGGCAGATTCGGGCCGTCTATGCCTCTCATGCCGAACGCCACGGTGCCAGCTATAGTGCCCAGGTGCTGACGCTGGGAGACGGCACGCTGGAGAAACCGCCGGTCCATCTGGTGGACCGCTTGTTTAAGCGCCAGCAAGCCGCCTTGCATCTGCCACCGGACCCGGCCTCCGCGCCGCAGATTGCGCCACCTAATCTCCAGAACCGTCCGCCTACGAAACGTGAACTACGGCAGCACGGGGAGCGGCAGGAGCTAGAGGTGTCCGCCCAGGCGTCCCTGGCCTCCGCCCAGCCGAGCCCGGCCATGGCGCAGGCGACCACGCCTACTGTAGCACCAGTTCCAGCGACCGCGGCGCCAGCCCCCAAAGTGCCGGCAGGGGAGAAAAAGTAGCCGATGACGCTGATTGCCACGCCGGGTGGGGCCACATCCAATAGCTTTTGTAGTGTCGCGGACGCCTTTACGCTGCTGGGCACCGAGCTGGACACAGAAGACTGGACTGAGGCAAGCACGATTGACCAGGAGCGGGCACTCATCACGGCCACGCGGCTCATTGTAGAGCAGGCGGTATGGAAGAGTGATCCTACGACGGACACGCAAGCCCTGCCCTGGCCCCAAGAAGACGCGACCGACCGCTACGGCCGGGCGATTGCCGATACGGTCGTGCCGACGGATGTCAAGCGGGCCACGGCGCTGTATGCCGTGGCGTTGCTCGTGCAGATGCCGGTAGGCGATCTGACGCTCCTGGCCCAATTAGACCAGCTCTGGGTCGGGGATATGCGGGTGAATTTTCGGGCGCAACTGCCCGTGTCGCTCACGACGGCTATGCCGGCTTCTGTGCAGGCGCTCTTGGCCCCGTATCTGGTTTTTCGTTCCACGATCCAACTCCGCGTGGTCCGAGGCTGACATGGGGCGACACGGGCTCTTATCGCAGCGGGCACTGGATCGACTGGCACGGGTAAGCAAGCGCGTCTATGGCACCCTCCTGGAATGGATCGACTATGACGTGACGACCGCGGCAGGGGTGGTGATCGCGACCCATGAGGTGCAGGTATACATGAGTCCCTGGAGTGGCGGCCAGCTGAGTACACCAGAGATTCTCCCAGGAGACTACCGGGTACGAAGTGCGGTGGAAGACATGCCGTGGACGCCAAGCCTCTGTGATACGTTTGTGCGGCGCAAGGACACCACCCGATGGAAGGTCATTTCCCCCACTGGCGGCCCTGGCACCGCCTGGTGGGTCTTGCAAGCGAGACAGGTAGGCTAACGTATGCCCACAAATATTCGTGTCACCCTGACCCTCCCCGTTATGGCGCTCTTTGATGACACCGCTACGCGCGCCATCCTGTATGACGAGTTGCGTAGCGAGACGGAGCGGCTTTTGGGCGATCTGGTCACGCAGATTCAACAGCAGCTTCCCGAAGGACCGATGCGCGAAAGTATTGAGGCGCAGGTGGCATTGGGTCTGGATGCCTCCGCGTTGGTGGCTGGGCACATCTTTACGGAGGATCCGCGCGCCATCTACGTGGAGGAAGATACGCAGCCGCATGACATCGTGCCGCGCTTCAAGGCGGCGCTGTTCTGGCCAGGCGCACGTCATCCGGTACGCCGCGTGCATCATCCGGGCACCACAGGCAGGCACATGTTTCGCCAGGCCGAAGAGACCCTGGAGCGGGTCGCGCCAGCACGGGCACAGCAGGCGGTGGACCGGGCCGCGCAACGTCTCGGGGAGGCCCTATGAGTACCGGCATGCTGGGGCTCACCCTGGCCGATGCCACGGTGCACAGTCTGAGCGTGCAGGCCCCTGCTGAGGACACGGTGGCGCCGCTGCTCGCGTTTGTGGTCGATCGGCTGGCGGCGGTCCCTGGGGTGCTGCGCGTCCTCAGTTATCACCCGATTGCCACGCCAGGCGCGCAGATCCCGGCGACCATGGGACCGAGCGGCCAGGTGCACTTCTGGAGTGTCGTGCGCGAAGCCACGCCAGAGCAGTACATTGGGAACCTAGAGACGCATCGCCAGCACCATGTCTTGATCAGGGGCTACCTCGAAGTCAATGATCCGAGCATGACATCCCCGCAGTTCCAAGGGCTCATCGAGCGGATCATGGCGACATTTCGCGGGGTCTATCAGGTGGAAGCGGCAGGCGAAGGGGCGGAGATTATTGGCCCGATGCAGCTCAGCACCGTCGGACATCGCATCCTAGGCGCCACCATCTTAACGCACTACTGTGAATGTCGCACGTTAGCCAACGAGCGCACCAGCCCGTAGGGCACGCGAGGAGACGATATGGCGAGTACCTTTGGGGTGGGGATTCTAGGCATCCTCGGAGCCGGCCAGGAGGGCGTGGCCCAGGGCACGCTGACCTTTACGGGCGTCGTGATCGATGCGCAAACCGTGACGATTGGCGCCGATGTCTACGAGTTTGATGTGTCTGGTGGCGTGACCAGTCCGAATATCTTGGTCGATGTCTCGGCCAGCCAGACCGCGCAAGCGGCGGTGACGGCCCTGGTCGCCCAGATTAATGCCAGCCATACGGAGCCGGTGAGTGCCGCGCAAGGGCTAGGGACGTCCGTGGTGGTGACCTCGACCACTGATGACGGCACGGGCGCGACGATAGCCACGACAGAGACCTGTACCAATGCGAGTTGGGGCGCCGTGACGCTGGTTGGGGGGTATGGCGTGGAAGCCACGGCCACGCAGCGCCTGCCGATGATCTCCGAGACCCTTGACGACGTGCAAGCCCTCAACCGGGATGTGTCGCTCCAAGGACGTGGGTTTGAACGGCCCCCAGACCCGGGCACCATTGGGGTGCAAGGGGATGTGGCCTGCTACCTGCGCTATACCCCCAGGAAGCTCTTGCTCAAGCAGTTTTTTGGCCTCTATGCTTCCGGCAAGTACACGCTCTCTCCGCAACGTAAGGGCAAAGGCTTGACGCTGGCGGTGAATGAGCAAATCAGCGTCAAGACGGCGATCGGCTGCAAGGTGAGTCAAATTGTCCTGGCCTCGTCGCTGACCGATGTGCGCTTAACGGCCACGATCATTGGCCAAACGCTGATTCGTAATTCCAGCAAAAATACCTTAGCCGTGCTGCAGCAGTTGGCGGATAGTGACCGCAACTTGCTGCACCGGCATTTGACATTTCTGATTGGCGATCAGGTCAACGCCCTTAACACGACCGATGACCACACGTTCAGGCCAGGCACGTATACGCTCACCATGGCCATGCCGCATGATCAGGTCTTCATCGATAGCCCTTATGCCGATGAGCCGCTGGACAATGGTTTCCCGACGTATACGCTCGCCATTGCCGTGCCGCGCCATCTGACCGACGTGTTCAAGACGTGGCAAGCGGCCAATACTGGACTGCAGGCCCAGGCGACCTGGACGAATGGCACCAATACGCTAGTCGTGCTGCTCCAGTCGCTGAACCTCCAGACGGCACCGATTACGACGCCTGGACCTGGCGTGCGAGCTATTACGTTGACGCTGCATGCCTCTGAAGGGCTAGTGGTCTATACGGCTAGTACGATTAGCGCGGCCAGTGGAGATAACAGCTATAACGATAGTGCCACCGCGCTGCCGTACTGCCAGGCCGGGGATCAAGTACAAATTACGGGTTTCACGGCCCACCCAGAAAACAACAAAATTGCGACCGTGGTCTCGTACACCACAGCTAAGATAGTTGTTTCAGGGGTCACGTTAGTGACGGAAGCGGCTGGGGCACCGATCACGCTCAGAGTCCTCAAGCAACCAATAGTAATCACGGAAACCTAGGAGGGGCCTATGGGGCGCTTCTTGAGCCTCCTTCTCCTGGTCCTGCTCGCCGATGCGGCGCCCTTAGCTGCCCTGGCCGCCTATCTCCTCTGGTGGCGTGCGCAGCGAGAGGCCCGCACACATCTGTTGAAGGGCTGGGGCCATGGCTGAGACGATCTCCCACGGCCTGCGCACTATCGCCGCCTGGCAACGCGAGCCCTTGGTTGCGACACCCACCTGGCCGGCTGCAGCGCCCGTCGTGGTGACCCGCCGTATCCCCGTGCTCAGCGTCCAGCCCGTGGAAGGGGCCCAGGTCGTGACCGCAGGGTCCACCCGGCAAGGCTATGGCCGTGAGAGCGCCGATGTCCGCGCCATTCAGCCGGCAGAGACCTGGCCCTGTCAGTTGCGTTATCAGGGCTTTGAGCAGCTCCTGGCCTGTGCCATGGGCTATATGGCGAAGCGGCTCAGCGGCGTGCTGCAACCGGCCGCGCTCGGCAGTGGGGTCTACCGGCATCTGCTGGAAATGGATCAGGGCCTCTCCACGGTCATTCCCTGGACCACGGCAGATGGTTTTACCGGGGGCGAGTTGGCGAGTCCGCTCTACCGGGTGCGGCGCGGAACAGCCGCCGTGGATCGGCAGGTGAGCGTCTGGGAGCACCGCAGCACCATGGTCAGCTCGCTGACGATAGCGGCCACCCTGGAGCGCGTGACGGTGACCGTGGGCCTGGTGGGCTATCGACGGGTCAGAGATTCCGTGGTGAATACGTCCGCCGTGTTGCAACAGACCACGCTGATGAGCAGTCCTAATGTGTTATTCCGGCATGGCGTATTGCGCCTGGGCGCCTACAGCACAAGCACGCCATTGGGCCCTGGCGATATCCTGCGGCCCTCGACGTGGCAATTGACGATTGACAACCATCTAGGCGCTGGTCCTGGGCCACGGACGGGGCTCTACAGTGAGGAGTATGAGAAGCCGGGCGTCTCGACACTGACGCTGAGTCTCGGGCTGGCGCGGTATCGCAATGACACGCAGTTCACGCGCTTGCTGGCGGGGACGCTGCTCATGGGTGACGTGAAGCTGACCGGGCCGTTGATTGGGAGTACGGGCGTGCACTATCAGCACAACCTGTACTTTCCCCAGTGCGTGCTGACGGACGTGGCGTCTCCGGTGCAAGGCGCGACCGTGCCAGGGATCACCCATCAGGCCACGCTGTTGACGCCAGAGACGCAACCAGCTTCTTTCCCTGTTCCAAACCATTTAGGGCCATTACAGATAGAGCTTATTAACCAGGAAAGCCAGCACCCGCTACTCGACTGAGAAGGAAAAGCCATTTGCCCCCCATGGTGGAGATTCAAGAAGACGAAGAACTGGAATACCCGGTGGGCCCTACGCCAGCCGCAGGCCAGCCCGATGACCGCACGGTCCTGCTCTATCGCCGCATTCGCTACAGTGAACGCCGCTTGTTGATTCAGCTTTTTCAGGAGCGCGGGCGGTTTGACGACGATGGCTACTACATGGCCGTGATTGCCACGGGCTTGACCGGGTGGCGTCACTACTATCGCCGCAGTGGCCCCGTGCCATGGCCCGCCCTGGGAGAGGAGACGCCCCCGCCTGGCATGACACAGGCATTGGTGCCTTCGCCCCAGGCGGCGCACGTCGTCTCCTTGCTCCCCGAGCAGCAGGCGCGGCTCGCCCAGATGCGTCAGGTGTTAGCGCTGGTCGAACGCATGCCGCTCACCGTGCCGCAAGATCTGGCCCAGGCCATCCTCTCGCCCTCCCCCGAGGCGTTGCTAAAAAACTGGAACGGGCTGTCGAACGGTCCCAGCACTTCACCAGCCCCCTCACCGGACGCGAGTACACCTGCTGGGATTGCCGGAGAGAATGCCGCGACGAAGGAGAGTCCGTTCCTTGCGACAGCGGCGGCGTAGCGGCGTGCTTCTATATGGTGAGTGATGGCTTATCGCCCGGGGAGCAGACGAGCGCCGCTGACCTCGTGGCGATGGACTTACACAGCCAAACGCAGCGGCTCGGCTGGGAGAAGGTGCAGACCCTGCGGCCTCTACGGTTGAGTCGATGGGACGCAGAAATGTTGCTTCTGCGATTGGACTATTTGCAGATGGCGGAGCGTGCGCAGCAGGCCGAACGGCTCGCGGCACAGATGCCTCCGCTGGCGTGATGCTTGCGGCGTCAGGAGCACCAGCGCTGCTTAGCGCTGGACTTTCTCCTTGCTGATAATGACGCCATCGGCAAAGTGGATAAAGCTATCCAGCGTGGTCGAGTCCCCATAATACACCCAGGTATATTTGTGCACTTCTTTGAGGTTCACGTTGCGAAAGCCCCGCCCGACAATCTGGGTTCCATCATCCGTGATGGCATCTGGCTCCCCCACGCGTGCCAGCACGGTGGCTTCGCTCATGCCCAGGGTGAGCATCCCGAACTGCTTAGTGTCGAGAGGGGTGTGGGTGGGAGGCCGCGGGACGTCTGGCACGACGGCCACGAGTGGCGGCGGGGGAGGCGGTGGGCCTTTCGGTTCGACCTGCCGCACTGGCGGGGTGGGCAGGCTCCCTGGGGGGAGGCTTTCTACGACAGGCGCCGCATCGTTACACGGGGCATCCTGATAGATCGGCTTGCCTCGACTGTCGAGACATTTGTAGACATCAGCCGCCGCAGGCAGCGTGAAGCCTAGGCAGAGCACGAGCAGCAATGTGCGAATCATGGGAGCCTCCTTTGTGGAACACCAGGGCATGATGACGTCAGAGTATACCTTGTCTCGTCCGCAAAGCGCGAGCAGGAGATGGCGCGATGGCTGAACCCTTACGCCTCGGCTTCGTGGTCGAGAATGCCGACGCGCTCAACGCCTTGCGCCAGACCCGGCAAGCGCTCAGTGGGGATCTCACCGACGCGGCGAAGCAAGCGCAGCAGGCGCTGACCGGCTTGACGGCCACCACGGATAGCACGGGCAAAGTCTTTAACAGCCTGGGGCAAGAAGTGACCGGGCGCGCGGCGGAAGCCCTGAAGCGGATGGGTAGCGAAGCCACTAGCGCCGCGCAAGATATCAAGACAGTAGGCCAGGCTGCCGATCAGACGACGGTTTCAGTGAGCAAGCTCAGCGACAGTGTCAAATCGGCCTCCTCCTCTACTAGCGCGGGCAGTACCTCCCTGGATACGTTTGCCGGCAGTGCCCTCAAGGTGGCTGGCGCTATTACGGGTGTGCATCTCGGCGTGCAGACTATTGGGCAAGTGGTGAGTTTTGCCACTGATCGTTTCCTCAGTTTTGATGATGCGCTCAGTAAACTCAATGCGACGATTCCAGGCCAAACCGCCTTACAAAAGACCTACCATGACGCGCTGCAAGCCCTCCCGCCGCTCTATGGCGATGCAGCCACACAAGCGGCAGCGCTGCAGCACATCCTCAGCTCGGGGATGACAGAGCCTACCCGTGCCCTAGAGACACTCAAGGCGGCCTCTGAGCTGAACGTTGCCGGCTTTGGCGATCTCAACTCTACTACCAATCTGCTTATCAAAACGCAAGCGGTCTATGGCAATCAAGTCAAAGACCTCACCAAAGTCTCAGACGACTTCATAACAACCACGCATATTGGTGGCGCCAGTCTGCAAGACCTGGCACGGGTCTTCCCAAACATTTTGGCGCCAGCCAAAGAGTTGGGTGTCTCCATTCGTGATGCCAATGCGATCTTTGCCCTGTTCAATACGGAGCTGAAAGATAGTTCACGGACGGGGGAAGTGGTGAGCCAGTTCTTCCGGGCCTTGATCCGCAACAGTGATGAATTTGCAGCCCGCGGCGTGAACCTACGGGAAGTGATCGGGCAACAAGGCTTGGCTGGCGCGCTCAAGGTCATCGAAGAACTGACGAACAATAACGCAACGGCCTTACAACACTTGCTGCCTGGCCTCGATGAGGGACTGGGGCTCATCAAGTCGCTCGTCAATGATGGCTGGCAAAAGCTCAACGCGGAAGAGGCCCGCTACCGGGACAATACGGGCGCAACGAAAGCCTCGGTGGAAGAGCGCACCAAAAGCGTCACGGTCGCATGGCAGACTTTCAAGAATCAGGTCGGCAACGCCTCAACGTCCCTCTTGGAGACGTTTGCAACCGGGGTCCTTGGGATTGAGACAGCGGTCACGAAAAGTGGCACCATCATTGGGGAGACGTTTGAAACAGTCGGCAAGAAAGTCGGGCTGATCACGCCTCCCCTCGATATGGCCGCCCATACTATCGCTGAACTGGAGCAACGCCAACTGAGTGCCGGGCAAACGGCTGCCGATCTTGCCAAGGCCATGGAACAAAGCGCGGGGTCCGTGACCAAGGTGGCCGAGGCAGCGCCCAAGGCGAAAAGCGGGCTCGAACTCGTCCAAGATGCCGCCAATGCGCTGGATAAAGACATTACCCGCCTCGCTGGGCGGGAGATTATCCCCACGGAGCAACTCCAAAAGCAGGTGGATGCTGCCGTAGGCTTTTTGACGACGCTGAAAAACTCCAATGCCCTTACCTATGATGATCTTTTGGCACGAGCTGAACAGTTTACGGATGCCGTACAAAAACGTCTCGGGACGCTCCCCGACGCCGTCCGCAAAGTCTATGATGAGATTCGAGAGCAATCTGAACCAGACGTGAACGCGCTTGCCGAAGCCTGGAACCGGTTTGGCATTGAGTCCACCGGGGTCACGCAGCAGTTTGGCAAGCAGGCCGTCCAGCAATTTCAGGAAATTTTGAACGCGGGGGAAGGCACCACCAAGCAACTCCAAGATGCCTTTCATCAGGTTATTACCGAACTGAACGAGGGCGATTTTAAGCGGCTTCCTGAGGGCTTCGAGCAGCAGATGGAGCGCATGAATGCGATTGCCGAGCGCACCGGCGGTACGATCTACAAGACGTTTCGGGATGCGTTTGGCAATATCCGTATCGTGGTGGACGAGTTCAATACGACGATTAACCGCGCACTGTCTGGACTCAGTTCTACGATTCCAGGCGCGATCCTCCCCACCTTCGACAAGACCTATGCCGCCGTGACAGCCGCTACCATCCAGTGGGGCAATGACTTTGCCAGCCATCTTTCGAAGGCTGAGCAAGACGCCGCGCTTCAGTATGGCCTGATCAGTCAGCATGCCGTGGATGCGGCGCGCGCGCAAGGGAAAGCGGCGGGTGATGTCGGCGAGAGCGTGACTTCTGGCTATGGCAAAGCCCAACAAGCCCTGCTGCGCTATGACGATGAGCTACAGCGGACGATGGGGCTGGCGGACCTGACGTCCGACGCCACCCGCAAGCTCATGGACTGGAATCCCACCTTTACGCAGCAACTCGCCCAGACGCCGCAGGGCCTCTTTGACCAACTCCGCCAGGCCCGCACCGAGCTGCAAAACCTGCAATTCTCTCCCAACGTCTCCGTACCGGGCTGGCTGGAGTTTACCCGCAAGGCGCTGACGGAGTGGGTTGATCAGATTACCGGGAAGCTCAAGAGCCTCGGCGTCAACGACCTGGGCCAGCCGCTCAAGGGCGTGCAGGACAGCGCCACCGCCTCCACGGATGCCGTGAAGGGCTTGCGCGATGCGGTGCAGTCCACCAGCGCGGCGGCGCCCACGCTCACCCAGCACGCGGCCAGCCTGGCGGGGGGCTTTGCGCAACTGACGCAGAGCGCAGGGGAAGCGTCCAAAACGATTGCCGCAGCGCTGAGACCGCCCAGCGTGGGGACGGGGCCCATTGATGTCGGGGGGAATCGGCTGCCGTTGGCGGGGGATGTGTCCAGCGGGGCGGCATTGTCGCTGCCGCCATCACTCACCCCACAAAATAAAGACGCGCTGGTCGAGTTGGGCTCTCGCTTTGCTGAAAATCAGCGTCTCCAGAATACCGCCATGGTGCAGGAGGTATTGCAGGAGATTGCGAAGCTGAGCCAGCAGGGCACCAATAATGCGCTTGTGCAGTTAGGCATGCAACTGGACGCTGCGCAATTGGCAGGAAACCAAGCCGCCCAGGATGTGCTCATTCAACAAATTACCCAGGCGACAGGGGTCCAAGCCACAGGGGCAATATTGACGCCGGATGTCGTAGACCGCTTACGGCAGACGGGCCGCTTGACTGGTGCTGGCGCCAGCACCAGTGACGGCGCACGCTCGTCTGGCTTTATCGGCGGCAACGTTGGCGCCACTGGCATGCGACCTTTCAGCGGTGGCCTGCCCGCGCTGCCGGGCGTCATCACGCCGCAACAGGTCCCCACGTTTACGCAGCCTACACTGTCCCAGCCCACTGCCGGCGGCGTCAGTCGGTTTGGCTCACAAGTCCACGTGACGGTGCATGTCCAGCAGAGTCCCCTGACCCGCATGGACCATGAAGACATCGCGCGGCAACTGGCGCCCGCGATTCAACAAGAACTGAACCGGCAGAGGTTTTAGCCCTATGAGTCTACAGCTCTCAGTCGCAGTTAGAAATGCCGAGTTGGATGCGCTGGAAACGGTTATTGGCACCTCCCCCATTATGCGCATCCGTACCGGCTCCCCGCCGGCCAACTGTGCGGCAGCCGATACCGGGACGGTCCTGGCCACGCTTAACCTGCCGTCTGACTGGATGGCGGCGGCGTCCAGTGGGAGCAAGGCGAAATCGGGCACCTGGCAAGATACCAGTGCCGATAATACCGGTACGGCAGGCCATTTTCGCATCTACGATAGCGGCGATACGACCTGTCATGTCCAGGGCACGGTGACCGCCAACGGGGGCGGGGGTGATATGACGGTGGATAGTACAAGTTTTACCTCAGGGCAGAGTTTCACGGTTACTATTTTTACTATTAGTTTTGGAAATTCCTAGCCAGGAGGCGCTATGGCCATTACCAAAACAGTCCAGACCGCGCTCCTGGCCTGGCAAGATGTGGCCTCTACCGCTCAGGCCATTGCCTCCGCGTTCAACTGTGCCTCCCATGGCGGCGCGTCCTGTGCGATCCGCCTGGGGCGCCGCACCGGCACGGCGTTTACGGCAGGCTGGCCCACGGTGCGCTTGGAGGTGTCCCCGGCAACCAGCGGCAGCGTCTGGATACCGATTTTTACCTACACCATGGCGGTCGGAGCGAGTATCGTCAATACGACACTCAATGGGGCTGTGAGTGCCAACGCCAGTACGTTTGTCGTCACCTCGGCCACGAATATCGCCATTGGAGATATCTTGTTCCTCGGCGATACCTCGACCAGTAATTACGAATTGGTGCGCGTGAAATCGCTGTCCGGGACGACGATTACCCCGGAAGAAAACGTGGTCAATGCGCATGCGAACAGTGCGCTGGTAACCGATCAGGCCGAGATGCTCGATCCGAGTTTTGACCTGTCTCCCTATGTCCGGCTGCGTGCCGTCGTCGATAATGCCAATAGCGGGCAGGCCATCAGTGTCGATATCCAACTCTGTACGGTGGATGGCTAACGCATGCTTCTGCCACCTAGTCAGTGGGTCGATCTCGGCAACCCGCTTACCGCGCACTGGCTCAATGCCCGGCTGCAAGCGCGCTATCTGGTTCTGCCAGGCTTGACCAGCCCCAGTCGCTGGCCCAATCTGGTCGCCCCCACCCTGCGTACCGCGCTCCCGACCAATATGGCGGCGGCACTCTCTGCCACGAGTGGGCTCAGTTTCGTGACCACACGGCGCGGCGGGCAGGGACAATGGAATTATGATGGCAGTGATGACCGCCATGCGGCCACGCAGTCCTGGACGCTCCAAGATTGGACGGTCAGCTGCTGGTTTCGCAGTGGCGATACCAGCAATCAAAAGGGTATGGTCTGCCTCACGGATACCACATGGTCCACCAACAGCAACCCCGCAGGCGTGTTTCTCATTCTCAATGGTCAGGCGCTGCAGATTGGGCTCCGCCTGGCCAATAGTGGCAGTTTTGAGGGCGCCTCGGCGGGCACGATTCCGATCAATGTGTGGCATCAGGCCGTCTTTAGCCGGCGGGGGACCTCCTGTGTCGGCTATGTGGACGGCGAGGTGATGACCACCTTTACCGCCTCGGCAGCGACGGCCATCACGCTGCCGGCAGTCCCGCTGGGGATCGGCGCCTTCTGGGGTGGGTCCGTAGGGTGGACGGGGTTCTATACGGGCGCCCTCGATGACGTCGCCCTCCATGCCTATGGCATGAGTCTGGCCGACGTGCGGGCCTGGTATCAGGAGACAGCGAACGGCTCACCACTCACGGTGCGACGGGGCGCACGCCGCCGACTGCCGCTCCCCATCGCGAGTGCGGGAGAGGTCGTCAGCACGCAAGAGGCGCAGACGCTCGCCAGCCAAGCCAGTACCGGAGCGACGGGTGAGGCGAGCCTGACGCAAGCCGATCAGACGCTGAGTAGTACCGGGACCCTGGCGCTCCAGGGGAGTGCGAGCCTCACCCAAGATGCACAGATGTTTAGTGCGGTAGGCGGCCTGGAGATTGCCGGGGCCGCCATACTCACCCAAGCCGATCAGACGCTAAATAGTACGCTGTACGGCGGGGCCTCACTCCTCGCCACCCAGGCGGACCAGACGCTGAGTAGTACGGCAGTCCTAGCGCTCACCGGAACGCTGACCAGCACGCAGGCGGCGCAGACCCTTAGTAGTACCGGGCTCTTTCCGCAAGCCGGCAACCTGATGCAGACCCTAGCCGGCAACACGCTCGCCAGTGCGGGCGTGCATCAAGGACTGTCGGCCACGCTCACTCAGGCCCAGGCCGGCAACACGCTTGTCGCCCGCGGGCTGCGTCCTACGCCGACGGCCGCCTGGCTCACGGCGGCAGGCCATGGCGCCACGCTGGCCGGACTTTCCTGGAGCTACAGCCCCGTGATGCGCCTGCGGTTTCCTCAGCTCGGGCGCACCTTTGCCACGGTGACCGACGGCGATGCCGAGTTGCTCATTGCCGATCTCCGGCAAGGCGGGATCGGCACGATAACCCGCGATCTGGACGACACGACGGGGGAAGCCCGTCTCGGCCAGTTGAGCTGTGCGCTCGTAAACACGGAAGGGCTCAACCAGACCATCACCGCGTTGCAGCACCAGCCGATTGTGGCTGATATCGGCTTTGTGGGGCTCACTGAGCGCCTGATTCTCTTCACGGGCGTCGTGGATCGCTATGAAATCATGCAAGAGACCATCCGACTTAGCGCTATCCCGACCACGTTGCGTAACCAGACGCCGGTGAGCATGACCATCCGGGAGCTGATTGCGCAGGTGACCCAGGAGACAGGCAGCAATCCGTTTCCCGATATACCGGACGATTCCCTGAACGTGACGCTGCCGCTCTATTTGGGGCAACTCCTCAGTGTGCCGTTCTTTCCGGTGGGGAATCATGCCTATCTCTCAGGGTTTGGCGTGGCACAACTTAACAGTGTGCGCGATAACAACGAAGCACTTATTACTAGGGACCGGATTCCGTTTCTCGCCTATCACTTGCCGGTGGGCGAGAAAGATGTGACCGTGCTCCAGGTACAGTATGATGTTGAGGCGGGGCATGTGATCACGGCGGACCTCAATAACCCGGATGATCCGATCCAGCAGACCTATGTGGGCACCTGGACCGGGAGCAGCCCTCCCCATTTTGCCTCGCCGCGTCCCCGGCTCAACCTGCTGGCCGCGCCAGGGCTGGGCGACTTTGACGGGACCAGCACCCCCCTTTGGGTCGAGTCAGGCACTGGGGCCGCAGTCACCATTGTGTACTTTGGCGCGGGGAGTGGCCATGTGCACAGCGGGCAAGCCTCTTTGTCGGTGACCAGCGACAACAGCAACCCGTCTGATCACCGGTTCTCCGTAACGCTCTCCCTCCCAGGCACGATCAGTCAGCCCGAATCGTCGTCGTTTGTGCTGTCGTTCTGGTACAGCGCCGGCATCTTTGGCGGCAGTGCCTCGGCACTCAGTATCCAGCTCAGTGGCGGCGAGTGGATACCGCTCCCGGCCACGCCCAGTCCCGACACCCTGCGCGAATACACCGCGCATTTTGTGGCCCTGGACGGCGTGCTGGATATTCAGCTCAAGTGCGAGGGACTCAGCACCGTGGACAGCGGACAGCTCTATCTTGATGCCTTCGTGTGTTACGGTGAAGATGGCGTACATCCGTTTGTCGATAATGGGGTCTCCGCCGTCGAAGCGATCCGCGCGCTCAATGGGCAGATCCCGACGCTCATCATGGACGAAGGCTCCCTGGAAACCCTTGATGGCCAGCGCACCAACTGGCGCCTGCGCAGCTTGCTCACGCCAGGAGCGAATCTCGACCCGCAATTCGTCATGAAAAATCTAGTTCTTCAGTCCCAGGCATCGCTTGTCAGAGATGCGCAAGACGTCGCGCATGTCCTGGCCAAGGAAGGCACCGGCAGCCCTACATACACGTTTACCGAAGCCGCCAACATTGTCGAAGGCACCATGCAGCGGGTGAGCCGTCCTGCCGATGCGCAACCCACCAGCTTCAAGGCGACCGCCAGTGCCGCCGGGCCACACGTCTACCCCGTCCAAACACCCTATAACGGGATTGTATACCTCGAAACGCCCACACTCCAGGCGCCGAAAATTGAAAACGGTGTCGTGTTCCTGAATGCCACCAGCACCAACCTGGATCACCCGGCGTTGACTGCAAGCGCGCAAGCCCTGGTCGACGCCCGTGGCGGCGACAAAACGCAGCAGGTGCCTGCCGATCTCTTGCTCGACAACTTCACGACCAAGGCGGCCGTCACGAGTGCGCTCGCCCAACAGACCCTGTTTACCGATCTCCTCCAGTGGCAGACCTGGTTGGATGCCCTCCCGGTACAGCTTGGGGATATGGTCAGTGTGCAGCATACGATTCTCCCCAGTGGTGGCACGGTCGATGCGAAAGTGACCGGCTGGCATTTCTCGCCGAGCACGATGCTGCTGGAGTTGGTGGCGAAAGCGCTCAGCGATGCGACGCCCCCTGATGCGCCTGTCCAGCACCGGGGCCCAGTGGCCCATCCGATTACCCTCGCGACCGTGGCAGGCGTGCCGGTGGGCGAGTCGCTACCGCTCCATGTCACCCCTGCGCCCAACACCACGTTGAATGTCGCCTCCGGGCTCGTCTCAGACCCTGGCGCGGCGGGAAGCATTGCGGTGAGCCTGGTGGGTGTGGCCGTCTTTACCCCTACGGGCATGTTTGTGGGCCTCGTTCATCTGACCTATACGATGGCCGATACCGATGGCAATGTCTCCAATACCAGTACGATCACGATTACGGTGGGCGATCCGGTGCAATTTGTCTTTGCGAATCCTGACGAGGCGAGTACGACGGAGAATATCCCCGTTGTGATTGCTGTGCTCGACAATGACGCTGTGGTAGCTCCAGGCACGATTGACATCACGAGCGTGGACCTGGACCCGGACACCCCAGGGCAACAGACGACCTTTGAGGACACCGGCCATGGAACGTTTGCCGTCGATGGGAGTGGCGTCGTGACCTTCACCCCGGATGTGGGCTATACCGGCGATGCGCTCGCCAGCTATACCATCCAGGATGATAGCGGCCATACCGCGCTCCCCGCGACGATTACCGTGCATGTGACCCCCGCCATCCCGCTCGCCTGGCATTTCAGCTATACCACGAGCGCCGACCCCTCGGCGTCGGGCGCGCTCGGGTTTGGCCTCTTAGGCGGGCAGGGGTATTTCGGGGCCGGGTATCTGCAATGGCAGATTTGGCGGGCGAGTGCCGCAGCCCATACCGTTGTTTTTGATGGCGCGGGTGGGGCGGTGAGTGCGATCTATGACGATGCCGAGACCTGGCTGGCGGGCTTTGAAAGTAGCGTCGGGGTGGGGGGGCCGACCGAGATTGATTTTTCGACCGATAGCGGTGCCACCTGGGATTTTGCCACGACCGATGCGACGCAGCGCGTCGTCTGGTGCATCGTGCCGTTTGCGGGAGCGATCTATGTGGGGCAAGAAGCGGTGTCGGGCAGTGGCCCCATCCTCTCGACGTGGGAGACGGGCACGTTCACCACGGTTCAGACCTGGGATGCGTCGTATAGCGCGGTGCGGCAACTCGTCGAGTTTGGCGGCGTGTTGTATGCGGGCCTCTCGCGCTCAGGGAGCGATGGGGCAGAGGTGTGGTCCTCGCCCGATGGCAGCACCTGGGACGTCGCCCATACGTTCCCAGCAGGCGTCTCACAATGCGCAGACCTGTGTGTCCATGCGGGTGCCCTCTATGCCGCCGTGTATACCGTAGGCAGCACCCGGTCAATTTATCGCACGACGGATGGCGATATCTGGACGCTGGTCGAAAGCCTGCCGACGCATGCTGATGGGGTGATGAGCCGCATGGCCAGTGATGGGAGTAATCTGATTGTCGGCGTCGGCGTGACGCCAGCGGCCAGCACGAGTGACGCTCGGATTTATGCCTATGATGGGCTGACCTGGGCGCTGGCGGTCGATTTCAACGATACGCCATTCAGCGACACGCGCCGTTCAGTCACGGCAGTCGGCTTTGTGCCTGGGAGCGGCAAACTGTATGCCTGCGTGGGGACGTTTGCCGATGACGGCAGCGGGACCGCCCACATCTATGTCAGTCCGACGGCTGATTAGGAGCGCGAATGCCCTACCCCACCTTTACGCAGAGCGGCGTTACGACGGTAGTGCTATCTCGCGCTGATCAATGGCCGAGACCCGTCGAGGGGGACGAGGGCCAACTGACCGGACAGACCGCGGCCGCCGTGGTGCGGATCGCCACACTCCGGCCTCCACTGGAATTTCTGACACTCAACTATACCGGTGAGGCAGCGATCACCCAGGCGGACTATGTGGCGCTGGCGGCTTTCCTGAAAAACCCGCTCGTGAACTTTCGCGCGCTCCCGTTCACGTTTACCGATGTCGATAGTACGAGCTATGCCGTGCGATACTGGTCGGGATTTTATCAACTGCAACGGGTCGCAGTGAATGCCTGGCAAGGCCGGCTCCAATTGCGGATTGAGCCGTCCTAACATGCAACAAACCTCGAACAGATACAGGGTAGATTTCTGAAAAGACGTAACAAACTTGGTACAATAGAGCAAGAGTATGGTCACGGAGAAGGACACGATATGCAACGGCTCACCGGCATGTTTGCGGACAAGCAGTACATCATAGAGATAGATCTGGCGACTGGGCACTGTCAGCTCCTGAGCGAGCCACCAACGCCTATCCATGTAGGGGTAGTGCTCGCGTTAGAAGATGCCATTACAGACCGCGCCCGGCTGTTGTTTGGGGAGTCGTTCCGTGCGGCCATTGAGCCGCCAACTACTGAACCGGTGCGCACAGAGACTGCAGGCCCTGGCTGGCCATCTGGTGCACATCATGACGCAGAAGACACCGCGCACGAGCCGAGTGCCTAACGAGCCAACCGCCCCCGGTGCCTCCCTGCACGGGCCGGCGTTTCCCTACAAGGAGTATGCCCGATGGCGACCCAATATCTGCCCCTCGACCAAACGAAGCCGCTCGGCGCCGCCTTGTTTCAGGGCGTGCGCCAGCTCCAGGAGGGCATTGCGCAACTCGTCGCGATTCAGCAGACGATGGTGCAAATGTTGACACCTTCGAATGATACCACCGTGATCGATGCCGCCTTTTGCGTCAATAGCGGCGAGGGGGCCAATGTGAAAGGCGAGTTAGATTCGCTGCTGGGGAAACTGACGACCGATGCCAGTGTGGATCATGTCTTGGCCGCGCGCAATCAGATTGCAGCCAAGTTTGGGGTGGTCTAGTCCGATGGCGCGCACGTTTACGAAAAATACGAGTAATTTTATGAACCTGGGGCAGAACACGATTGGGACCATGCTCCAGGGGGCGAGCCAGGCGGCCGTGATGCTCTGGGCGAAACCCGCGAGTTTTACGGCGACGGCCGGCACGAATCAGGCGTTCGCCTCGCAGATGGGGGGCAATGCCACCGCGCTCGCGTTTGGTTTTTATGATAGCGCCAGCACGAGCAACAAGATGCGGATTGCGGCTCGCAGCCAGGCCAGCGATGGGGGCCAAACAGCGCTTAGCACCACGGTGCTCTCCACGGGCACGCTCTACCATCTCGGGGCCCGGATCGATTACGGCGGCAGCAAAATCTATGTGTACGTCAATGGCGTGCTCGAAACGACGCAGACCGTGACCTTTGGCTCGGCGACCTATGCCCATACGAATGTGACCGGGGCCTATGAGGATATGCTGGGTGCCTTTGGCGCGCCGTTCAGCGTCCCGGCCAGCACCACCCAGCAATTTGATGGCGAACTGTCGGAGCTGGTCCTGTGGAAATTTGCCGGCGGGGATGTGGCGATGGCCGATGCGGACTTCGCGTTTGTCGCCGCAGGGGGCCACCCACGCCGTGTGGCGAAGGGCACTATGATCTATTATCAGCGGATCCTGGGGACGGCGAGCCCCGAAGTGCCGGACGTGGGGAGCGGCAATGGGACCATCACGGGCAGTCTCCCGCAGGCGACGCACCCCACGGTGTACGGGGGCCCCAGCGTCTTCAATCGCCGTCTGCGCGCGGCTTAGGAGGGGGCAGTGAGTCTCGCGAATGATACGCTGGACTATGGGGCGACGAGTACGATCCTGACGATCTGGATCTATCACAGCACGACGGGCGCGGGCCTGACCGCCCTCACGAGCAGTAGTACCGGCATGATCTTGTCGCTTCAGGCGCATAACGGCGCGGTGACGGCCTATACGGTGGCGGCGAGCAATGTGGAAACGATCACCACCTTGCGCACGTTTGCCCAGCCGTCCAGTGGCAAAATCCGGTTCAAGGAAATTGACGCGACGAATAAGCCGGGCGCCTATGAAGTGCAGATTCGGGATGACATCGTGCCCGCGAGCCCGGCGAAATGGTTGGAGCTGGCGTGGACCGGGGCGACGAATATGCTGGGCGGGTCGCAGCGGCTCCAGATGATCCCGACGAACTGGCGCGCGCTGAGCGTCGATAGCAATGGGCGCCTGGATGTCATCAAGCTGGCAGGCACGACGCAGACGGCGCGGGATCTGGGCGCCAGTGTGCTGCTCAGTACGCTCGAATCGCCGGTGCAGCACTCCGGCACGGCGCAAGCCGGTGCCAGTAGTACGCTCACCCTGGCGGCGGGCGCCAGCGCGACGGATAACTTGTACAAGGGCAGTATTGTCAAACTCTATGGCGGCACGGGGGCCGGGCAAACGCGCGTCATTACGGGCTATGTGGGGAGTACCAAGGTGGCGACCGTGGGCCGTGCCTGGGCGACGACTCCCGACAACACCTCCACCTATGCCGTCCTGGCCATGAGTGTCCCGGTGGTCGATGACAATCTGGCCGTGATCCTCCAGGCCGGGACCGGTACGGGGCAGCTCGATGTGACCAGCGGCGTCGTCAAGGCGAATCTGGCGCAGATTCTGGGCACCGCACTCACCGAAACGGCCGGCCAGTTGGCGGCGGCGTTTAAAAAGTTTTTCGACAAAGCGAGTCCGACGGGCACGATTAATAGCCTGCCGGATGCCGTCGCTGGGGCCAGCAACGGGCTGCTCATTGCGGGCACGAACGCGGCCACGACCGTGAATATCACGGGGAATGTGACCGGCAACCTCAGCGGCTCAGTGGGGAGCGTCACGGGCAACGTCGGCGGCAATGTGGTCGGCGCGGTGGGCAGCGTCACGGCGGGCGTGACGGTCACGACCAACAATGACAAGACGGCCTACAGCCTGGCGAATGGCAGCATCGCGGCCGCCACGTTTGCGGCAGGCGCCATCGACGCGAGCGCCATTGCGACCGATGCGATTGGCAGCGCGGAGATTTCCGCGGCCGCCGTGACCAAAATCCAGGCCGGGCTCTCGACGTATGCGGGCGGCGATACGCCGGGCACCACGACGTTGCTTGATCGCCTCAGCGCCTTACGCGGGGGCTTCCTCGATAACCTCAATATCGGCGGCAACGTCGCCTCGTCCGCCGAGGTGGTGGCGATCCAAAACAACACCCGCGTGGTGCGCGTCGTGCCGGAGGTGATCGAGCGGCCCGATAGCGGGACGACCACCTACCGGGTGGAACTGCTGCTGTATGATGCCGTCGGCAACATGGAGGTGCCCGATAGTGCCCCGACGATCGCGCTCGTCAATCAAGCCGGCACGGATCGGAGCAGTCGTCTCGATTCGACGACCATGACGCTCGTGAGCACCGGACGCTACCGCGCCATCTATACCGCCGATGTGGGGGACGCGCTCGAACAACTCGTCTGGAGTTTTAGCGTGGTTGAGGGAGGTGCCACACGGATCTATGGCAATAGCTCCCTCCTGGTGGATATCACCGCCGTCGATTTTACGAGTGCCGATCGCACCAAGTTGGACGGGCTGTTTGCGAAGTTGCCTAGTAAGGCGTTTCTCGCCGGGACGACCAATAGCGATGGCGATATCCAGATGGACGAAGCCACCGGCAATTATCCGGGCTCGGTGGGCAGCCTCGCCAGTGCAGGGCTCACGGCCCTGGTGAGCGCGGTCTGGGCGGCGGCCACGCGGGTCCTCACGGCGGGGACGAATATTGTGCTGGCGAAAGGCACGGGGCTCACCGGACTCAACGATCCGTCTCCCGCCGACATCCTCGACCAGGCGCTCAGTGGCCATACGACCGCGGGCACGGTGGGCGGGGCCCTCCAAAGTGCGGGCAGTGCGGGTGATCCCTGGGCTACCCTCCTCCCCGGCAGCTACAGCGCGGGCCAGGCGGGCAAACTGGTGGGAGATGGGCTCACGGGGCATATCCCCCAGACGGGCAATGTCTATCCGCTCGTGGACACGGAAGTAGCCGCCATTAAAGCCAAAACCGATTTACTGCCGGCCTCGCCCGCCGCGGTGGGCTCGGCCATGACGCTGACCAGTGCCTATGACCCCGCGAAAACGGCGGCGCAAGCGGGCGATGCCATGACGCTCACCAGTGGCGAGCGCGATACGTTGACCGATGCCCTCGTGGATCAACCCCTCGCTGGCCATACGACGGCGGGTACCGTCGGCGGGGCCTTGCAAAGTGCGAGCAGTGCCGGTGATCCCTGGACGACGCCCCTGCCGGGGAGTTATAGCGCGGGGCAGGCCGGGAAGATCGTGGGCGACACGCTCAATGCCACGGTGGGCAGCCGGGCCAGTCAAACCAGTGTGGATGATGTCCCGACGAATGCCGAATTGGCGACCGCCTTGGCCGGGGCCGACGATGCCACGCTGGCGGCCATCGCGGCCCTGAACGATGTGGGTGCTGCCGATATTCGGGGGGCCGTGGGCCTGGCCACCGGCAATCTGGATACGCAGTTGGCGGCGATTGCCAGTCATCTCCCCGAAGGGATCAAGAAAAATCAGGCGTTCACCAACTTCGCGTTCAAAATGGTGCTGGAGAGCGATCATCTGAGTGCGGCCACCGGGCTGACCGTGACGGCGACCCGCGCCATTGATGGGGG